TCCTAAACATGAGATACAGCAGATGGCTATGATGTTCGGCTCACAAGAAACAATACATGCTGTAGCTTATAGTTATTTAAATGAAACACTTGGACTTGAAGATTACGAGGCATTTTTACATGAGCCAGCTACGGCTGCTCGTTTTGATAATCTCGTTGCATATGATGGCACAGATCCAGTGGGTATTGGAAAGTCATTGGCTATTTTTTCTGCTTTCGCGGAAGGAGTTTCTTTATATTCCGCTTTTGCAGTGCTTTATTCTTTTCAGCTTCGTAACTTACTCAAAGGCATTGGGCAACAAATGAAATGGTCTGTAAGAGACGAATCATTACATAGCAAAATGGGTTGTAAGTTATTTAGAGATATGTGTAAAGAAATACCTAATTTAAAAGACGACTGCGAGACTGATATTTTAGAAGCAGCAGAAGCAATGGTTGAGTTAGAAGAAAATTATATAGACAAAATGTTTGAGATGGGTGATATTGAGAATTTAAAATCAAACGATCTAAAACAGTTTATAAGAAAAAGAGCAAATGAAAAACTTGTTGAACTTGGTTATTCAGATAAAACAAACTACTTTAGCTTTGATGGAGCTTCTGCTTCTGTACTCGATTGGTTTTATCATCTTACTGGTGGACTTACTCATACAGACTTTTTTGCTATTAGACCCACGGACTATAGTAAGGCTAATGAAGGTGAAGATTTTGAAGATATTTGGTAAATGAGAAAGCCTAGTAAAAGAAGCTTATTAAGGTTCTTAGTAAGACAAAGAAGATTAAAGCCAGAAGAAAGATTGGCTAATAGATTAGGATATATGGGGACTGGTTTTATGATGACTAGTCCTCATCTGTTGCCAGATCAAATAGGTATTATAACCTACATAATTGCTGGTGTTATATCGATACCACAAGTATTTGTTGCTAAACAATGGAACTTAGTACTTGTTAATTTAAACGTAGCGGTTGCCTACACAATATTATATTTTTCGTAATGTGGAATAAAGATTGGAAAAAAGGAATAGATTACCCTAACTGGGGAGATACAGAAGTTTATAAGAAAACTATAGCTGGTGGTTATCTACACAACGGTGAAACTCCTAGAGATGCTTACATGCGTGTAGCTAATACAGTTGCTAAAAGACTTTATAAACCAGAGTTAACCGACAGGTTCTTTGAATACATATGGAACGGTTGGTTATGTTTGGCCTCACCTGTTCTGTCTAATACAGGACTAGATAGAGGTTTACCTATAAGTTGTTTCGGTATTGATGTTGCTGATAGCATAGTTGACATTGGCACTAAGAACTTAGAAATGATGCTACTCGCGAAGCACGGCGGCGGTGTAGGCATTGGAGTTAATATGATTAGACCAGCCGGCGCTAAAATAACAGGAAATGGAACATCAGACGGAGTCGTACCCTTCTGCAAGATCTATGATAGTACAATCCTTGCAACAAACCAAGGATCAGTTAGACGAGGAGCTGCAAGCGTCAATATCAACATTGACCACGATGATTTTGAAGAATGGCTTGAAATACGAGAACCTAAAGGAGATATTAACAGACAAAGCCTTAACTTACATCAATGCGCAGTTATTGGTGATAAGTTTATGCGAAAGCTTGAGCAAGGAGATGCAACAGCAAGGGCTAGATGGAGTAAATTACTTAGAAAGAGGAAAAGCACCGGAGAGCCGTATATCTTGTTTAAAGGAAACACTAACAAAGCTAATCCAGAAGCATACAAAGAAAATGCATTAAAGGTACACATGACAAATATATGTAGTGAAATAGTTCTACATACAGACGAATCACACAGTTTTGTGTGTTGTTTATCATCACTAAACTTAGCAAAATATGACGAATGGAAAAACACAAACATTATTTACGATGCTATCTGGTTTCTGGACGGTGTGCTTGAGGAGTTTATACAGAAAGCTAAATATAGAAAAGGCTTCGAGAACTCTGTACGATCTGCTGAGAAAGGCAGAGCACTTGGGTTGGGAGTCCTCGGTTGGCATACGTACTTACAACAGAACGGCTATGCGTTTGAGGGTTTGCCAGCGCAATTCCAAACAAGACGTATATTTAGCCAGATTAAGATCGAATCAGAAAGAGCTTCAAGAGCATTGGCAGAGATTTACGGCGAACCTTTGTGGTGTCGTGGTACAGGTATGCGGAATACTCATCTTCGGGCTATTGCTCCTACTGTCTCTAATAGTAAGTTGGCTGGCAACATTAGTCCTGGTATTGAGCCTTGGGCCGCTAATGTTTTTACTGAGCAAACTGCTAAAGGGACGTTTATCAGAAAAAATCCGACGCTTGTCAAGGTGTTAAGAAGATTTAAACTGAATAACGAAAACATATGGAATAAGATATTGAAAGACGGTGGATCTGTTCAAGGAGTAAAAGAACTAGATGGTTTAGAAATAAACGAAACACCTGTTAAAGAAATATTTAAAACATTTAAAGAGATAAATCAACTAGAGCTAGTTAGACAAGCAGGTATAAGACAACAGTATATCGATCAGTCTGTTAGCTTGAACTTAGCCTTTCCTTCCGAAGCTACACCAAAGTGGCTTAATCAAGTTCATATGGAAGCTTGGAAACAAGGTATAAAAACGTTGTATTATATGAGGACAGAGAGTGTCCTACGTGGAGATATTGCAGAGCGCGCAATGAGTGAAGATTGTGTCGCGTGTGATGGTTAGTTTAGTTTGTTGTAAAAAAGAAAGGGAGCGTTTGCTCCCTTTTTTTATTCTCCACATTTTTTACTAGGATCACCAACTTGTCGCCAGTCTTGTTTAACCCAGTCTTCTAAACTATTACTTGAAGTACCTGTTGTATTACTACTAGAACTTCTTCTATATTTACCAGCATTACCAGCAGATCGCTTAGCATTAATAATCTTTTTCTTTTCAGCCTCACTCATGCTAGCTATTTTAGCTTTAGGTAGACATACTTTTGTAGTACCACCACCAGTTTGTTTTTTAGCCACAGATTTAGGGCCTAATGCTTTTGGTACTATCATGATTAACACTTACCTTTTCCCTGCTGTCTTGAAGCCCACATGTTAGCGTAAGCAGATGGATAAACATCAAACTTAGCTCTAGCTGCAGCTTTACATGAAGCTGATAAAGTTCTTTTTTTAGTTTTCTTCTGTGCGACCGCTTTTGGTCCTAATGCTTTAGGTATCATATTATTTTACTTTTTCAAATTTAAAATTCTTACCTGATACAGCTAACTTATCAATAACTTCAGTTTGTGTATCTCTTAAAAGTTTTTCAAGCTTATCTTTTTCTACAACCATAGCAGCTACTTTATCCTCTAAAGCCTCGTTCTTAGCTTTTAGCGACTCTACCTCTTCAGGATTTTTACCTATAAAAGTGTATATGACGACTGATAAACTACCGACCAACATACCGACAATAACTTTAAATATATCGTTATTAGTTTCTGGTATTTCTTTAAATGCTAAAAATAATAGTAATCCCATTACCATAGCTAGGGTTGTTGCAGCCCCTATGTATCCTCTTAATTCTTTGTTTGTAAACATATTTTTTTTATTTTAACAGTTCCACTTTCTTCTAGCAATGTCATTTGGACAATCGCCATTTTTATCAGGGTTCTTACATTTTTTAATTCCAGCAGATCTAGCACAATAACTATCTCTACGAGATCCACCTTGTGGTTGAGGTGGTTTTAAATTACTACCTGTTTCTCTATTATATTTATCTCTATCTGATTGAGTCCAACTAGTATGTGGTTTTTCTCTTTTACAGTGAGCTTCTACAGGACTATTTATAGCAGAGTTAATTTGCCTTTGTCTTTGTAACCATGTCATATCACCATGTATTTAGTTTTGTTGTTATCGTCTTTGTAAGCTTTAAGACATCTGTTTCTATTAGAGTCGGGAGATACATAAGATACATGCACCCAGTTTGGATTCTCATCTGTACCAAACTCCCATATCATCTGATCAAAGTCTAAGTTCTTTTTAATCCACTCATACATCTCAGCGTTTGTTTTATGACCATAAGAGTCGTCAATATCAATTGCTCTACCTTGGCAATGCTGTGACTTAGAAGACCCGCCAATAGCTTTATTAAGCTCTGGTCCTCTAAAAAAAGAGTTTATTTTTATAGGCCCTTTCACCCAGTTTCTTAATGGTTCAAATATATTTTCAGCTAATACTTGCATGTTAGCAAACTCATATTGGTTTGGTACGTTGTCTATACCTAGCCTAGTCGCCGTTATGCTATACACACCTTCCTTGTAGCTTATGTGTTTACTTATATTATCACTTAAATAATTCATTTATTTAAAATTTACTTGCTTCGTTTATTTCATTTATTACCTCTTGTATTTCACCTAGGTTTGTTGGTAGTAGCAGATCTAAACCTGCTTTAAATACTTTTTCAACACTACCATTTTTAAATATTAAAATAGTAGGTGCCATACGAACTTTATATTCTTTTTTAGCTGCTGGTGCTTTTGATATATCTACCCTATAATATTTAGCGTCTTCTAAATCTTTCCATTCAGCAAAGCAATTAGCTTCATTAAACTTAGCCCAAAACTCTACAACTATTGTTTCTGTGTTGTCATCTCCAAAAGCACTAGTTCCTGATATAGTACTATCAAATGAAGAGTCGTCTAACCAGTATTTGTCAGGTACTTCGACTTGTGAAAAGGTTACAAATGGTATTAAAATTAAAATTAAGTTTTTCATTATCTTCTTTGTTGTAGTTCGTAGAGTCTTTCATCTATTTTATCTAACTGTTCCTTCATTGCTTCAACGTCATCTTGAGTATCTAGTATTGTCTGACGTATCAACTCGTCTTTAAGATCATATTCGACTCTATCAATAACTGGTTTGGGAAGTTCCTTAGCTAACGCTATATCAGCCTGCAATGTAAAATACATTAAAGCTAATGATATAACACCACCTATTATCATACCCATAGTCTTTAAATCTAAAGTTATTTTAGTATTTTCACCTATTTGTTTTGCCATTGTTTTACTTTTTAGCGTTGTCTATTTCGAGAGCTTTTACAACATATTTTAGTTGCTCTACGTCGTCTTGTAAATATTGTATTCTTAAATCTTGCTTAGCGTCATCAGGCAATGCACCCATCTCGCCACGAGGCCATTTAATTCTAAACTCTTCGTTTAGTGCTACCGCGTCTTGCATTCTAATTACATCTAATTGTAATTGAGCTATTTCAGCTGTTAACGTAAACCAGACACCAGCTATAGATACTATACCAATTACAGCACCTATAACAGCTTTTATGTCTAATGATACTTTTGATTTTTCTGATATTTCTGCCATTATCTAAAGGTTATATTTAATCCAAAATTTGTTTGATATATTTCTGAGTCCCAAAATTTAGTATATTCTCCTTCAACAAAAATTCCAATAGCCTTACTAACTTTCCAGCCAAACATTAAACCTGCTTGGTAATCGTCCCATTGTTCGCCGTCTAGTAGATCGTTATGACCACCTAAGCCCCAACTATTACGATGTAAATAACTAAAGTCTTCGTTGCCTGATACATATTTATGGTGAGGTAGTATCCAGTTACCATACGCATGAAGCCAAAAGCTGTTTTTGTAGTGATAAAAATCAAAACCGACGATAGGCGCTACTTCCGCAAAAGCATCTAGCTCAGACCATCTTTCGTTATTAAATCTATTCATTAATCTACCGTAAACTTGATCTCTAAATTGTTCATCGGTGTAAGCAACTGTATTACCCTGTGCATCTACCCAATACCAGTTAAAAGTTTGAACACCGTTTTGATCTGTTGAGTTATAGTATATATCTTGATAACCATATTGATAACCAAGTGTCCACCATGGATTTAAAGCATTACCATCAGCATCTTGCTCGTTCAACCATATTTCAATAGGATTATACCCATATGCTTTTTGGTGTGTACGATATATAGCACCAGCAGATACGCTAAATTTTCTACCTATAGGTATACGTAATCTAAGTTCACCAGACGTGTATTCAAAACCTACATTACCTGATTCTCTTGTTTCATATTTAGCTATGTGATGTTTACCAGTATGTCTGACAAATAGTCTCTTGTTGTTAAACTCATTACCATTAACTCTTTGTTTTTCCCAGTGTAACAAATACTCTAAACCTTTTATAGCTGCTGTAGGAGCAGATAGACCTACATTATTTTCTGTACCGTTATAAAAGTTTGGTTTAGCTTCATAACCAAATCTAGCTAATTTTCTTATACCTACACCCAATCTATAGTCGTGAGGGTGATATACAGTTTTATCTACAACCTGAGGTATATCATATAAGTTATCTGGATTAGTTCTTATAAAGTAATTTTCTCTTTCTAATCTAGCATTACCTATATTACCTGCAGCGTAAACAGTTCCATACTGTAAAAAATCACCATATAGCTGCTTAAAAAAACCTTCTTTTTTTTCTTGAGCACTTATGTTTAAACTTAGTATAGCGAGTAGTAGCGTTAGTAGTTGTTTCATTATTTGTTTTTTAGTTTTTTGATCTTTTCTTTTCTTTGTTTTTTATATCTTTCAATCTGTTTTTTTCTGTAATCTGGATCTTTCGCTTGATTTGCTTTTCTTTTTTTCTTTAAAAACTCTTTTAACTTATCTAATTCAGGATCAAGTTCAGCGTCTACATCCCAAGTGTTCCAACCTAGCGCTAACGCTATTCTTTGCCAAGCTTCGTTGTTATTATTCATTGAAGCTCTAAGGTTATTCATTTTATTAAATAACCTGTCTAATGGAACGTTTGTTAAAGCAGATACAACATTACCACCAGCTTGATAAGCAGGATTATCTAACGCAAAACCTTTATGAGATATAAGATCTTTATTAAATCTATACGTTTGTATACCTGAGTATAGTTTTCTTAATTTACTACCTACTGGCGGTGATAAGTTTACAGCTTCTATTATCGTATACGTGTGATCGGTACCAAAGTCTTTCTCTTCTTCTTTAACAAATCTTTTGATCATGTTTTTTATAGTAGCAATACCAGCTCCATATACACCTGTACCTCTTAGTAACGTATCAACCATTGAGTTAGCTACTCTTTCTTTTTTGTTTTCAGCGAAGTCTTCGTCTTCTTCTTTGTCTGTAAACATTAAAGCAAATAAAGCTGATTGCATTGAAGCGAATATTAAGTTTTGTACAAAACCATAATAAGCTATTTTACTTATATTAGTTTTCATATCACCTCTACCATTTACAAGATCAAGAAAAGCTTTCTTTATTAATCTAGTGTACTGCATAGGTGTGTTTTGAAAAGCTAATATCAAACGACCTAATGGACCAGCTTGCTGTTGTGATATAAGATCTGGTCTAGATGACTGCTGTGTTTTTTCAGATATTTCAGCAAAATCAGCAAAAGCCTGTTGCTCAGCTTCAGCTCTTGATATGCCTTTTTTCATGTATGTTTTTATTCTGTTTCTATAAAAAGAAGCACCACCGGCTGCTATAGCAAAACTATCCGCTATCTGTGTAGGTGTAAAACCAATTCTCAACAGATAGTTAAGTATAGCTTTTGGTTTGTTCTTTTTACCATACATTGCTTCAGCTATCTCAGATTCATTAATATCTCTACCAATACCTCTTCTACGTTGTTTTAACATGTCTGAGTTAAATATAGTAACAAAGTCTTTTGCAAACTGCTTCACGTTTAATAAAGCTGCTCCTGCTGCTACAGGGTTATTATCTGTCCAGTTAACAAAGTTAACCATAGATAATGTTTGTAGTACAGCTGATCTAATATTGAAGAACATTATAGCACCAACAGAGTTGTTAACCCAATTTGTAAAACTATTTACTAATCTACTTTGCCCACCAAAGTTTCTGTTAGTACCGTTCTCCATACGATAAAGCATATCTTCTAAAGCTTCTCTAAAATCTTTACCGTATATAGCTTCTATCTTGTTCATATTCTCTTTTGAGAATATAACATTTTTGTTATCTATCCACTGTTTTAAAAACTCTTTTCTACCAACCTTATCAGTTATATCTTTTATATCTGTAGCTATATTACCAGCTAACCAGCTTTCACCAGGTTGTACATATTTTCTGTCTTGCGTTAAATCCATTAAGTCTTGAGCAAAAGCTTTTAAACTTGGATCATTTTCAACTAATTCTGTTAATCTCTTAATATCTGTCTTAGACATACCTGGAATATCATAACCTAATTTATTCCATATGTAAGCTCTTATTGCTGTGTCGTGATTAAACTCGTTATACTTAGTCGGCTTGGCTAACCTCTTTGTTACATCTGGGTAAGCTTTCTTTATACTTCTTAAACCGCTAGCATAAACCTGTCTAGCCGCTGCAAGCTCTTGCATTGCTCTAGCAAAAGGTTTTATTAATGCTTTTTCAAAGAAAGCCATTTGTTGTTCACCTTTTTTACCTTTAGCTAAGAAAGAATATAATAAACCTACAAAGTCTTCAGCTGATGGTGGTACAAATAAGTTTTTAAAGAAGTTACCTTTTTTAGCTCCTCTTGCTCTAGCTGCAGCATCACTAAATCTAGCTTCAGACTTAACACCTTTTGTTTCTTCTAATATATCGTTAAAGCTTTCGTCCATAGTTCTACTAAACTGTATAAACGCTTGTTGCACATCAGACTTAACATCGATCTGGTTAAGCACATCTTGTACTGCTTTAACATTTTTATAAGCGTCATCTGCAAAGTAGAAGTTGTTATAACCTTCAGCAGCTTTACCTATTATCCAGTCTGATTTAGCTTCTGGTCTACCGTCCGCTAAACCAACTATGTTTTTCATAGGTATGTTTAATCCCATACCTTTTAAGAAAGCGTGTATTGCTATAGCTGCTTCTTGTGGTCTAGCTGTTAACACAAATATATCTTTACTAGTAAACTTGTCTTGTCTTCTTGTAGCTAAATCAAACAATGGACCTTTCTTACCATCTATAACTTGATTAAATTGACTAAAATCAAATATAGCTCCTGCAGCTTCAAGATCAGCAGACTCAAGCGCAAACCTTGTAGCATCTATCTCCATAGTTTTACCATCAGGCATTTTAACTATAACCATGCTATTTGTTTGTGCTAGTGTATCATCAAAATCAAATACACTTATACCTTTTTCTTTTTTATTAGGATCTCTAGCTAGCTCTATTGCTTTGTTTAAGTTTTGTCTTTGTTGCGAGTTTCTACTAAACTGCAGACCACTTCTAACAATTTCACCTGTTTCAATATTCATAAACGAAATACCTAAACCTCTATATCTTTGCCCACGACCAAAAGGATTTACACCTGGTTTATAAAGAAGTCCCAAATAACTTTGATTTCCTCTACCTGTTATGACTTTGTCTACTCTGTCAGGTATTATAGCTATATCGTAAGAGTCTAGTTCACTAGTTAAAACATCTAAACCTTTACCTGTTGTTATGTAATAGTAAGCTAAACCTTTTATATAATCTGCAGGTTTCATGTGCTCAAACACACCTGCATCGTTTTTAAAAGCAAGATCCATTTTAAAAAGATCTTCCATTGTTAAAAGTTTGCCTGTTACTGGATCTACAGGTAAAAATTTTATACCAGCCATAGCTTTACCCAAACCAGTCATAACACCAAACATAGATAGTAAAACACCTTCTATAGCTTGAGGACTAGCAGAATTATCTTTATAAGACTCTCTTAATACATTTACTACCTCTAAAAATGTTTTTTGTTCTTTTTTAGCTGATTTTAATAGTTTTTTAGTAAACGCTATTTTACCAGCGTCTGATAATTTATTGTATACTTTACTAAAAAACCAATTCTTTTTAGTTTGATTACCGTCTCTAAATTTACCAGCTGTAGATTTTATAAGTAAGTTTTTTCCTGCGTCAACGACATCAGCAAATAAACTATAGTAGTTTTTCTTATCTTTACCAGTTTTCTCGTCTTTAGCTATAGTTACTTGATCGTCTTTTATAAACAAATCTGGTGTTTTTTTAGCTTTAAAATTAGCTAATCTAGCTGGACTAACAAAACCTTGGTATAAACTTTTTATAAAACTATCTTCACCAATAGCATCTTTAAGCTTTTTAGCTAAAGCTCTAGCTTCATTTACGTGACCTAGGTTTTTACCATCATATTGAGACTTTATACCTAGCTTAGCATTTATTATTTCTACACTGTTATTAGCATCAGGATCTATTACGAATTTAACTATATCTTCAACAACTAAATCTATACCTTTTGCATCAGCTAAAGCTGTTATGTTTCTTTGAAAACCCTTTTGTTTACCAGCTAGCTCTTTGGCTATTTGTCTAGCTTGCTCAATATTACCATTATTAGGTAGTATTCTTAATAAAGCTACCTCCAACCATTTTCCTGATTTTGGTTTTCCAGTTTGTTTCCACTCTAAATAAGTGTTTTTGATTATTTGATTTGTTACACCAAAACTCAAAACAGAAGTAACTTTATCTTCTTGATTTGTTTCAAACATAGTTTTACTAAACTGTAATGTTTGATCAAAGCCTCTAGCTTCACTAATCTTTCTGTCTTGTGCTTTAGCAATATCTTTTATCAACTGTTGTAGTTGAGCTTCTGGTACTAACGCTACATCACTTATCTCTAATATGCTAGCTATTTTTTCTAAAAAGTTTTGATCAGTTGATAACCTACTAGTTTCATTAGCCGCAAACTCTTCAGCCATAGCTACAGCTATACCTTTTTGTCTTTCAATTAATGTGGTATAACCACCTTTTGTAAAGAAAGTGTTAAACTCTTGTTTAGTAGGCTTAGTCATTTGAAATATACCTTTACCTACAGCTGTTTGTTCTCTACCTAATTTTTTTAATTTAAATAACTTACTATAACGTCTCTTGATAGTTGATAAAGGCATTGACTTTACAAACATATCATAAGACTGATCTAAGAAGTTTTGATACTCAGGGCTTATAACAGTTTCACCTTTTACTTTTGAAACTTTACCCATTTGTTTTTTAATAACGTCTCTAATCACAGTTTTAACGTCTTCTTCTATAGATTTAACTACTTCATTTACGTTTAAACCTTTTCTAGCGTTTATGCTTACGTTAGCAGCTACTCTTTTAGCAACTTCAGCTTTCATAGCTGGTGTGTAAAATTCTTCACCATCTATAGTTAACTTTTCAAAGCTAGTTATTTTTCTAGCTTTTGGACCTTGGGGTTTAGTTGTTTTTTGATCAGCTGTTTTAGTGGCAACGGATTTTTTTAAAGTACCTTCTTGTGTCTCCATACCTTCTAACACTGCATCAGGTATAAAGTATTGAGTAACTTCTTTTGATCTGTTTTTAAAAAACGTATTTATATAAGCAGCAACATTACCATATTTTTGCTTTTCTTTAACAAAGTCCTGTACTAAACCTAATACGTTTCTAGCTTTAGAATCTTGTCTTTGACTAGGTATTTTGTCATATAGCATCATAGCTATAATATCTTCTTTGTTTTGGTTTAAAACATCTTGTTGATCTGGTGTAAGGTTTTGACCATCTCTAAGTTGTTTAAACACAGACTCAGCCATACCTCTATATTTCTGAGCTATTTCAAAACCAGCTTGTGTTTTATCAGGTGTGTTATCGTATATTTGATTTATTTCAGATACGTCTTCAGCTCTTGACATTTGCATGCTACCAGCTGTACCAACTGTACCAACTTTTCTACCAGTTTTTTGTTCTGCAGTAGTTATAGCATCCATAGCCTTTTGGCTAACCTTGCCCTCTTGCTTAATACTTGTGTTATACTCTTTTAAAAAGTTATATACATCTCTACCATTATCAAACGATATATTATCAAAACCTTTACCTACAAAAAATCTTTTTATAGCTTCACCTATTTTTTCAAATAAGTTTTGATCATAGTTTATATCACCTTTTTGTATACCATCTGAAAATATGTTTAAATACTCTGTAGCGTACTCTGATTGACTATAACCTTTTTCACGTAGTGTTTTTTCTACATACGATCTTTGTTTACTAGTTAATTGTTTTTTAAAGTCATTAACTATTTTACCTTGTTGTTTAGTATCACCAATAGCTGCATTTAATACAGGGTGTAAAAATTCGTGACTAGCAACAGATACAGATCCAAATTGTTTTGCTTTGGTTTTGTTTATATATATTTGACCATCACCAACAAATACACCGTCAGAACTTAAAACACCATCTATACTTCTAGCTTGTTGTGGTGTTATACCTTGGTTTTCAGCTATTTTATTTATAAAAGAATCTTCGTCTTCAAATACATCAATTTTTGTACCTTTTTTAGCAGCTGCCTCTTTTGTTGCTTTTAAGTTTTTATTAAACGATGCCTCAAATTTATCATCTATTGCCTTTGCTACAGCTTGTTTTCTTTGCTCAACAGTAGCATCAACTTCAGCACCTTCGTATTTAGATGTTATTTCTTTAATACGTGCTTTTAAATTATTAAGCTTGTTTTTACCAGAAACAGTTTCATTGCCTGATAAAGCGGCAACTTGTTTTTCTAGTTTTATAAGCTCTGCTCTATCGTTAACATCAGATACTCTACTATCTATATCTTGATCTATAGATATATTTTGTCTTCTGTTGTTTACAACTCTTTCAACTGCAGGTGAGTTTTCTACTTTTATATCAGCAGATACATAAGCCTCATCGTCCATCATTTTAAGAGCATCGTTAAATTCTTTACCATTTAACGTTTGGCCATTTATAGAGTATTTAGGTGCACCTTGAACTAAAGCTTTACCAACGGCTATGCTTGTAAATGTTTTGTCTGCAAAACCTTCAATCATTATTTCTTCAAGATTCATTTCTTGACCAGCAGCTTTTTGACCATAATATTCACTAGCCATACCACCACCTGTTTCTAACGCCGCGACTGCACTAACTCTAGCTGCGCCAGCAAGAGCACTTTTAGTTGTACCAGCAACTGTTTTAAATGCAACACCACCTACACCACCTGACACAGCACCAACAACACCATCAATAGCACCTATGGTTATACCTCTTGCTAATGCTTTGCTTTTTATATCATCAAAAGCCTCTTTATCGTTGGTCATTTTTCTAACCCATTTAAACCTTTCATCATCTGTCATTGATCCCCAGTTTAAACCTTCTTTTTCAGCAGCTTCTTGCATTAGTTGAGCTGTTGTCATACCAGTTTCCATAGCGCCTGATAATCCACCAAAAAAACCACCTATACCACCACCAATAGCACCAGTTGCGGCTCCAAATACAGCTAATGGTCCACCAATAGCTGTTAATGCTGCACCTGTTCCAGCTCCTACAGCAGCCCCACCTCCAGACGCTGCAGCGGCTGTACCAAAAACTTCTTCACTATCATAAGCGGCATTAGCCATTTGAACTAAAGATTGTGTAGTGTATTGAGCCATAACACTTGGGTTTTTCCACCAAGCCGCTAAAGTACCACCTATACCACCATATTTATCTTTAAGCTCATTAAACTCCTGAGAAAACGAAATCATTTCGTCTGTTTGACCTCCAGACTCCATATTTCTTTGAGCATCAAGAAAGTCTTTAACTTGTTCATCTGTCATTTCACTTCCGTACTTAAACAGATCAAAAGCTTCATCTACACTTCTACCTGCTTTAGCACCAGCACTTCCAGCTCTATAAAAATCGCCAAAAAAATCTGTTACTTGGTTTTTACCAAAAGTATCTTCAAGCCATGTGTTTTTCTCTTGTGTGTTTTCAAAATCGTCAGGATCTACTAAATCCGAAGAACCACCTACCGATTCGGAGGCCGTATTGTTTACTGACCCCGCAGTTGCCTCTACATTTACAGGGTCTGATGTCTTTCCCGCTATATTGAATTGTGCTTTAAAATCATCAAAAGACCTTGTATAGTCTCCTGCTTCATTTAAAGCTGTATATAGCTTTTCAGATGTTTCTGGTGTACCAAACTGCGATTGAAAGTCTTCAAAAGTTTTGGTATATTTACCGTCCTTATATAATTGATTATATAGTTTTTCCATTTAATTATAAATTATCATAAGCACCACTACCACTTTCATCAGTGGTTGGCGTATCTAATTTTATTTCACCCCAATAATTTTGTGGTATACCTTCGTGCGTGTATATGTTGGTTATATCAGCTGGATTGTTAGGATCTATAGGTTCAACAATGTTACCTTTTATATAGTATACTTTTCCGTCATCTTCATTATAAAAAACTTCGCCTTTTAAAACTCTATTTATAGCCTCATACTCACCATCAGCTAGTAAACTATAACCTTGTGAAATATTGTTCATCATCGCGTTATATTTTTTATCTGACTGTGAACCACCTCCACCGCGAGTTGTTGTCTTAGAAGCTCTGTTAACATACCCAGAATTAGCACTATCACTAAATATATTCATATAGCTATTAATAACTTTATCTCTAAGCTCAGATGTTCTATTAGGGTCATATAACAACGATTGATCTGTTATACCTAAACCACCTTCAATTATAAAATCATCTGTAGCTAATGATATAAGCTCGTCTCTATCTTGAGTTAAACTTTTTAACTTATTTTTAAGTAATAATCTTTTTGAGTTAGTTAACCTTTGGCCAGAGTTGTATAATGATTCATTTGTTTCTAGTATAGTAGTAGCGCCTTTGTTGTTTTTAGATACATAATTAGGTAACTTTTGAAAATCAACAAAACCTTCTTCATTTGTAAATGTTATATCACCACTATCAGAAAACTGCATGTCCATGTTATCAGTATATACACTACCTAATAAACCTATTTTTTTGCTATTATTGCCATTACTTAAATTACCATTATCGACATCGTCTATCCACTGATCTTTGTATGATTTAAAGTTAGTTAAGTTAGCATCTAAATTAGCAAAAGCATTTTCAACTTCTTTAAATTTTTGCTTGTAATGTAATACAGACTGAAAATCACCTGCTTGTTCTGCTATAGCTATTTCATTAGCATACTCCGCAGCTTCTTGTTGTTTTTGTTTACTCCAACTCTGTATTGCCGCTGAGTATTTAGCTGGTACTTTAGATGTTTCAACACCATCAGGTATTGCGTCCATGTAACCTATAGTTCTACTTATAGCTTGCTGCTTTTCAGCTTCAGCTCTTCTAAGCTCAACATCAGCTTGTTTAGCTTGTTGAGCAAACATATTTTCTACACTGTCTGCATAGTTGATCTTTTCAGGAGCACCAGTTGGTCCTGCTAGATCTTCTAAATGCGATTGTGATATTGTTCCTTCGTAAGCCATAATGTTTTTATTTCCCTTGGGTTAAAGCGTTGTTAGCTCCGCCTGGTAGAAAGCTAGCTCCCATACCAACCATTTCACCAACACCACCCATTATACTGTTTGTAGCCGCTTGCCTAGCTTGATTAGCCGCGCTTAGTCTTTGACCAGCTCTACCTAACATACCTGAAACTTTACTAGCTTCCATTTGTCTAGACATCATTTCGCCTTTACGTTCTGCTTGCTGTATTTCAGCTGCTTGACCTGCTGCCAGTTGTTGATTTCTTGCTTCTTGTTGACCTATACTAGCTGTTGCAGCTTGCAAGTTTTGTGATTGTTGATTAGCCATTGATTGAGCTAATGCAGCTATACCACTACCTCCTGCTGCTCCTTGAAGATTACCCATAGTATTAGCTAAAGCTTGCTGCTGTTGTCCAGCTAACATCTCTGCTTCTTGCGTGTTTACTGTAAGATCCTCGTAGGTGTTTTCTAAGTTTGCATACGGGTTTGAAGTATCCATACCTTCTAACCTTTGTAACTGCCTATCATAATTCGCTTGAGCAGCTCTTTGCTCGCGTTTTCTTTTCTTAGAGCCAATAATTCCTCCGGCTATACTAGTAAGGGCTTTTACACCGCCTACTATTAACTGTGGTGGTATTGCCATAATTCTTGTTTTTTTAAGTTATCTTTATTATTTTATTATTACATGTTATTTACTACTTATAACTGTTTCACTACTTAAGTGAAAGATCTCCGATTCTATGTTAGAGTTGTTTATCATTTCAACTTCTGCAAAGTAACCTGTTATACTAGCCATGTTTACTCTATTGTCTTTACTAAACAGTATAAAATCTGTACCTGATGGTCTAGGTGTTGAATCAGATATGTTACATGTTATAGAATATGTACCTACAGCCGTTATAGATCCCATTTCAATTATAGAACCACCAGTTGTAAAACCACCTACAGCACTAGTGCTAGTGTAGTAAGCTATATCTCCAACTTGTACTGAATCTTGTACTGGGTTTGTAAATGTTAATGTTATACTTGCCATAGTTTATTTTTTAAGGTGTTCCACAGAATCCTGCAGAAGAAATTACGCCTGTTGAGCTAATAGTTCCATATGCTCCAGTTCCAACAAAAAACTTATAAACGTTTCCATTTCCTACTAAAACTTGTGTTTTTTCTGAGTCTATATATACTTTCTTACCGTTAGTAAACACGTCGTCTTCAAAGTAAGCTAAATTGTTTGAATTTATACTAGATTCAGGTGTAGAACACGCTGGTCCAGATGCTTGAGCAAAAGCGTATCCAAAAGCAGAGCTAAACTCTGTTTGATGTATGTTCCAAGCTGTTCCAGATACAGGAGCAAGAACTCTTAAGTAAGCTGTATAAGCTGTAGTTGCTGATTTAGTGTAATATAAACAAACATTACCATCGCTTCTATCTAAACCAGTTGTTAAAGATGTAGCGGTGTTACTTGTAAACACACCCGCTTGAACACCAGTTTGAGTAGCTTGTGTTCCAGAAGTGTTTCTTGATACACCTAAAGAAGTTGTATCAGCTGGATTACTTGATCTGTCAGTTGTGTCTACAGTTACAACAGTGTCTGAAACTATTATGCTTTGATTAGCATTACCTGTTTTATCCCAAGCAGCACCAGGTTCTCCTGTACCAGTTGCATCACCTCCACTACCTACGTATGTATATTCATTAGCACCTGTTGTAGTTCCATTGGCTGGTGCTGTAGAGCTTACGCCATCTCCTACATATAAAGAATCTGCAACAACTTCCATGTCAGCTATATTGTTAGATGTACCAGCCGTATCAAATAATATTTGAAATCTATCTGGCACAGATATTGCATTAAAATGCACTTTTAAAGTACCAGCGTCTGTACCAACTATCATTGGAACTAAATAAACACCTTCATCACCATTTGTTGTTATGCTAGAACCTGGTGCAACACCAACAGCTACGTTTGCCGTAGCCGTATTGCCGTTTGAAATACCATCATTAGCTCTATATGTAAATGAATCTGTAAGTGTACTAGAGTTATTATGCGTGTAAGTACCACCAGCGTCGTTTACTCCACTCAAACTACCAACACTAGGGTTTGCTACTATAGAATGTGTTAGTGTATCATTTTCAGCATCTGTAGAACTAAACGAAAATACTTTACTACCACCTTTATTTACAGCTATTGATATATTAGATGAAACTGGAGCTGTGTTTGTTATTGTTATGCTAACAGTAGCTGTGTTACCGTCTTCAATACCATCATTTGCTTTGTACTGGAAAGTATCACTTAATGTGGTGCTGCCATTGTTAGCGTATGTAACAACATCACCACTTAATGATATTGTACCAGTACTACTTGATAAACCACCAACTAAAGCATGTGTTAAGGTATCATTATTGTAATCAGTAGACGATAAAGTTACTGTTCCATTAGCGTTTCTTGCCACAGTTAGAGTTAAATTAGAAGATACTGGTGGCACGTTGATTATATTATCAACTAAAAACGAACTAACAACCGAAGAAACTTGAGTTTCATTTATACCTAATTTACCTGTTAGTGTTATAGTGCTTGTTCCATTTCCTGTTATAACTAAATCATCTATTTGAAAATCCAAACCACCATTTGAAGTAGGATCTGTGTTATCAAAATCAGTAGGAAACTCAGGTGTAGTATCTCTAAGCTGTATATTATTACCACCTCTAGTTATTGCTATAGTTATATCTTTTGTCAATCCAGGATCACCATTACCATCTATGTAATCATTATTTGGTGTTAGATAATGAGGACCGCAGTTTGTATAAGTAAAAGAATGACCACTAAAACCACTATCAGCATCTATAGTTATAGATATTGGAGCTACTTGCGTTAAAGATAATGCAAAAGGTGTATTATCAGTATCTACGTTTTCTGTAGTTAGTGTAGTTGTACCATCTCCTGCTACCGATATATTATACGTATCGCCAGAGCTGTTAGATGGATACACGATGTCTTTTTGTAATATACTTCCGGAACCTATAGAACCTGTATCAGATGTCGCTGTGTTAGTAAAGGTGTCGGTTGTAAAATCATACGTAAAATTATCACTAGTTCTAGTTACTGTTATAGCATAATTAGAGTCTGTTGTTGTAGAGGACACAGTTAATGGTCTAGTAGTAGATCCAGAAAAAGAAGTTGTAACTGTAGAAGCATTTGTTATTAACCTGCTAACTACAGGTATCTGAACTGCGGCTAAAGTTAAACTTATAGTGTGACCCGTCTGATCAACTGACGGATATGTATAAGATATAGTTACTGTTACAGCTGTTAAATTATTATCTGAATCATATACTCTACTTCCGTTAGACACGCTGTAGTTACTACTGTAAGAACCTGCTGAAATCGCTACAGTGGGGTCTGTTGTAAAATAATAACCAGAGTTAGCTGTAAATGTTTTTGTTAAAACAACTTCTGTTTCACCTTCAAAACCTGAATTTGTATAAGAGCCTGTTTCTGATGTTACAGCTGTGTTTGTACCTGAATAAGTAAATGTACCTGATACAGATATAGGTTTTTCTTGAGCCAAAACTGCAGCACCATCAACATCTATTACAAACGTTTCGTCTGTAGTACCAACAACATAACTGTCATCTAAATCACATGTTATACTAACTGTATTGTTAGTTGCATAAGCTGTAGCTGTGTTAGCTTTTGTTATTGTTGATATACCAGTAGGCGGTGATGCTATTGTAAAATCAGACTCACTTAGTACATAGCCAGCGTTTGGTGTTATTGTTAGCACAATATTAGATGTACTACCTATAGCAGCGCTTGCTCCTACGACTATCGATCCTTGATTTATACTACAATTTGTTAATGCCATGTTTAATCGTTATTTTCAACTACTGTTATTGTTATTTGTGTAGGTGCAGTATCACCAGATATAGCGTTTAATTGACCTATACCCTGTACACTAAACTCTGATGTGTCTAAGTTAGATAGTGTTGTAGCTGTTCCGTGTATATAATTGAACCACTTACCTTCTTTTTCTTTAAACTCTTTTACGTAACCAGACTGCATATCTGTTTCAATACTACCAGCATACCAACCGTTGATAGTTTGATTATTATAATACTCTGAGTCTGTTAAATTCTGCTGCCAGTAAGCTTGTGTACCTTCGTAATTTAAAGTTTTAAATGTTTTTATCATATCTGGCATTTCATTAAAAACTACTTTAACTTTACTATTATACTGTACACCATAATAGTTGTTTCTTGTTTCGTTGTCATGTTGCCATATTTCACCGTTTTTAAACGTGTAAAACTCATCATTTATAGATATACCTTGTTCTGGTATGTATGATGCAAAACTAGTCCAACCTTGTACTTCTTCTTTAAAGTTTAAAGTTTCAGCTTCAACTTGTTGATAACCTGGTTTTCTATATAAAGACAAACTATAAACCCCTTGATTAGCATCAAAACTTCCTATAGCTTTTTGCATATTAGCTAATGTATCGCCAAAGTAATCACTCATACCGTAGCTAGATATAGGTGTTATACCGTCCATAGATAATCTAAGAACAGCTCCTCTTGCTTTATCTGTAAAATAAGCTCTGTAACCATCATAAGCAAAACTTTCTGGGTTTTTACTTATACCAAACTCACCAAAAGTTGGTGGTATAATAGCTTGACCTAGAACAGCGTTTGATGCTGTTAAGTTAGCATTACCGTCTGCATTAAACAAAGCGTCTTTGTTTGCTAATATTTTAACAACTTTATCTTCACATAAAGCTAATATATCTGTACCTCTAACGTGTAGTTTTTGTATACTACCATACTCTGGATTTAGATCTTTTGTTATCTTATCTGCTTGTATAAATTGATTAGTACCATTTAAACCAGATGTAGAGTTATATATTTGTGAATATATTAAACCACTTTTTCTTCTTTCTTGCTTATATTGCTCTGCTAATGGAGCAGATGCTTTAACGCCTTTGGATATTGTAGGTGCATTAAAATCGTCTCTAATTCTATTTGACTCTACACCGTTACCAAAACTGTAGCAGTTAAAGTAATCTAAACTTTGCTCTAAACCATGAACAGTCATAGGTAAAGCATTACTTGCTTCATAATATATATCTAATTCAACTTGCTCTTTTGGTTCTGTCTCCCATATAGCTGGATTTGTTGTTTTGTATGCAGCTGTGTCGTAAGAATCTAATATCTCTATTTGAGACATTGCGTAAGAGCTAGGTGGAAAACTTTGATCAGTTGTTATATCCCAATCTTGAATAGGTTTGTCTAATTTAAATCCAAACTGCATAGCTCTAGTGCTACCCCAGCCTCTACCCCATCCTTTATCAAAGTTCTGTCTACCTCTATAAACAAAATCTTTTATTTCATAAACATTGTCGTTAGGATCGTTAGTAAATCTTATTTTAGTTCCTACAGTTAACAATGCGTCTAAAAACTCTCTATGTACACCGTTGTTTGCGTTTCTAATTTTAGCCAAACTAATACTATCTTCCATCCAATGAAAACCTAGTGTTATAGTGTCTCTACCTATTTTAACAGGGTTTGTTCTAAAAGAACTACTATTGAAAGTATTGTGATTATTAAAAGCAGCAGCCCATGATCTATCTTTTCCAGGACCACCATGAGGTCCTCTCCATCTATGCACGTTACAGTGTGACCAAAACCACCTTAATTTTCTAGAAGAAAAAGTGTTATTATCTTGCCAGCTACCTGGATTACCACAAGAATTTTTTCTAATACTAACTCTTGCTGAATTTACAATAGAAAAATTTTCAGAAGCTTGTGAGCTTATAATGTGTTGTTGTAAAGTAGCATCTTTATATACTTTTACAAAAAACCTACCTGTAAATTCAGGTTTGTTTTTTACTTTTGTTTGTGCTATTTCATAAGCAAGCCCAGAAACTGCAGATGTTCCTGTGCCATCAGGAAAAAACTGAGCTACATCATTTTCAAACCTTTCTTCTAAGTTTATTCTTAAAATATTGTTAACTCCTGTTTTGTCTAGAAAAGACACGCCGTACCATTTAGATGTTCTGCCGGGAGATAAAATTCTTATACACAAATCAGAAGTAGAGTATATTTCAGTAGTTGATCCAAAGTCATCTTCAAAACCAGTACCACTACCACCATCTCCATCATATATTTCAAAAAACAACGCTTCTGGCTTTGGAAAGTTAGAATTATTAGTATAAAAAGTTGGAGTAAAACCTTTTGAGCCTCTACCGAATATTGCTTTTATTTGTTTTAATTCTAAAGGAGCTTCGTTAGCTATATCTATAATTTTATATTTAGCAGAAGATGTAACTAAATCTGTTCCGTCGTGTGCTTTTTTTAATATTAAAAAAGTTTCTTCGTCTATCTTGTTTCTTTCGGAAGAAGGAAAACTTAACCATATATTACCATCTTCAGCATCATACCATCTATCTTGAGCTAGATTATAATATTGATTACTAGCGTCTTTTATAAAGTATTTATAAGATGTTGCAAAAGAAGGAGGGTTGTTGTTTAATTTTACTTTTATTCTATTGTATTTATCCGCTGATGTTTTTTGTATATTTAAACCCCCACTGTCGCTAGTTTGTACTGGTGTTTCTCTACCATACTTATCTCTATAAACAACACCTAATTGATATTGTCTCATAGATTTTATTGATTTACCTGGCGGTACAGTTGAGTCACTAAAATCTGAAACATCTAAAAAGCCATTACCGTCTACATTTATTTCAAACTCAGGTTTAACGTTAGTGTTTCCACTATCAACCATATTAAAGTTTTGTAAATAATTACCATAAACTATTCTATTAGCGACAAGTTCTTGGGATTTAGCCTTCAAAGGAACATTATCCCATGGCCTTAATAACTGCATAGAAGGCAGTATTTTATGTATTATTTCAGAAGTTATTTGAAATTCATTACTACCCCACTCAGCATCTTCAACTGTAAACGTTTCTACACTGTAAACGTTGGTGCTTATATCTTTTTTAAACAACAACTCAACTTCTTCAACTTGTTTAGGTATATCCGCTGGTCTAAAACCAGCTATTTTTAATGTTCTAACATTATTAACCATACCTGTGTTGTAACCTTGGGATGGGTCATACTCAAACTCTTCTTGAGCTGGTAAAAAAGCAACTTGTGAAAAAGGTGAAAATGGTGTGTATTCACCGTCATTATATTTATATCTATAAGCAAACCTTACAAAATCCTTTTCAAATAAAGCATCTTCTTGTAACAAAGAAAATGTCCAATCTGATGCGCCAGATGATATATCTTCAGGTATCGATTCTAATCTTATTGTTTTTGAATAAAAATTCCCAGATGTTACAGTCCAACTACTTTGAAACTCATCCGCGAAAATATCGCCATCAGTACCTCCAGAAGCTAATATAGTGTCTCCAACTTCCCAAGCTAAGTTTTGAACATATATAGTAAGCGTAGAACCTATCTCTCTTAACGATCCAGCTACGTAAGGATCAAAATGCCACGTTGTTTTTGTGTTCATAGGATTTCCATCAGAATCTATCCTATCTGTATCAAACATAGTTAGAGAAGGCGCTTCATCTGGAGCTGGCTTTATAACAACAACATCTGCTTCTTGAAAATTATAAGCTGTACCTGATTGATCTGTTAATTGAGTATGTGTAGTGAAGTTTGTTGAGCCATCTTTGAATTTTTGTATATTAATAACTTTTGGCTCTGAATTGTCATCAGTGAAGAAAAGTAAACCATCTATAATGTTTATACCAGTTATAAGTAAGTTTTTATTAAACTGTAAAACATCGTTAGTGTCTACTAGTATAGGTGTTACTGTTTTTGTGTTTGTTTCATACTCAGCTATAATGTGTGTTGAGTTATTAGTTACAAACCAGTATATTTTATCGTTTTCTTGATCATCTACAACACCAATACATTTTGCGCTAGAAAGCGATATACTACTTCTAACTTGATTACCAAGCACGTTTTGTAAAGCACCAACATCATCACCTTCTGAGGTTGCTACCTGTACATTCAATGCGTCTCTATATTCACCATTAGGAACTAATCTCTCGTCCAGGTCTTTATTCATTTTACCTGCACGAAAGTGGTGCTTAATTTCTGGCATATTTTAGTGTTTTATCTGTTTAGATTTACCTCTCATTACTTGAGCTAGCTCTTCCATTTTTAAACTAGATAATCTAAGCTTAGCTTGTCTAATGGCTGCAAATCTTTCTTTTTTAAATCTTGCTACAAGATATTCTGGCACGTTCATTCTGGTTGATAATATAGCGTGTGCTATATATTTGTACATTGCCTCTTCAGCAAATTTATGTACAACCATTTCTTCCTCAGTACCCAAACTGTCGCTTATATATTTTAAAGTTATACATTTACCAGTTAAATCACTACTAAAGTATATTCTACCTCTTGCTGGATCAATATAAAACAAACCGTTTGATTGTGTTGTTTCTGGATTTAAACCAAATCTTCTACCAGCATCTGTTAAATGATCGTATATGTTAGCGTGTACATCTTCTGACGATGTTGTTTCTACATCTTGAAATGCTAACCATGTATTTGAATCTTGTGCTTTTAACAACTCTTCATCTTGATTATATGTATAATCGTATTGATCATCTTGAAGTAAAGGTGAAGGGTTGCTAGTGTTTCTAGTTGGATATATAATATGTTCTATACCGTCATCGTCTTTCCAAGTTAACTTTACATAGTTAACGTAATCATGAGGCATTCTCATTGACAATGATGGTGGTAATTCTATTTCTTGAGACTTAATACTTTTAAATGTATCGTAGCTTAGTTCTTGCAAACCTCTTTGCGCGTGAAAAGCTACATCAGCTCTTTTTACTTTTGTTATTAACTTTTCGCTACCTACATAAGAAATTATAAAGTTATTTATAATATCATCTAACTCTATAAACTGGTAGTTACCTAAGTTTTCATCAAAGTTTATTTGCTGTACTACTATTGAAGCACCAGCAGCAGGAGCAGTATCAAATGTTATAACACCTGTTGAACTATTATAAGGTGTTGCATCGTACAAAGTCTGACTAACCTGTTGATTGTTTATAAATACTATAAACAAACCAACATCAGTCGGTAGTGGGTTAAACAACAGAGTAAATTCTGTAGTTGATCCATCACCAGTAAATGACTGAGCGTTGTCGTAATATCTTTGTTGCGTTCCTGTAAATAGTGGCATATCTTATTGTTTTTCTTGTTGTTCGTTTTTAACGTCTTCTTGAGCAGCTATTTGATAAAGCCCAGGATCTTTCATTTGTATACCAGCTAAAGCTAATATTTTTATAACAAGCTCGGTTTCTTCAGACTCATGTAACTCAAAGTCAACAGAAACAGTAGAGTTATATAAAGCTTTATCATTAACAACAGTATAAGCCCACTGAACAGTAGCGGGTCTTGCTATATAGTTACATATAACAGTGGCGTTATTATCTATTGTTGTAGGATATATTTGTATTCTACGTTCTCTATCAGTGGCTGTACCACCGCTATTTCTTACGTAAACAGGTCTACTAGTTGTAGGTGCTGTTAGTGGCGAGTTTAGTATGTGGAATATTTCGTTTTGAGGTATCAACTCTATTTCAACATATTTACCACACTTGTTTGTATATAGTTCACCTAACCTATAATAATCAGGTAATGTACCTTCACCAGCTACACTTGTAGACATGGTTACAGCTTGCCTGTATTTTTCAAAGTGATCTATTTTTTCTCCTAACAAATCAATCATGTCAGAGTAAGTTGTATCATTTGTAGGTGTTCTCAAAAAAGCATTTTGATCATAAAAGTATTGCTCAAAAATATCCATTTGAGCTTGATTAGCAAAAAGATTAAACTCTTGAGGTGTTATATAACCTCTTTGTTCTTTGTTTGCTATAGCTAATACTCTTTGATATACCGTATCTATACTTACTGCCATATTTTTTTATTTTATAGTAATTAAGCCGCATATAGCGGCTCAACCACTATTATGCATACTATTTTATTTTCTTTTGTATACTTTCTAAAACTTGCATACCGTCATCTGTTTTAAACCAAGACGCTAATGCTGAGTAAGGTTGTTCGTCAAAAGGAACAGCCATTAGTTTTTTGCCATTTGAAGCCCAAACAAATTTATTGTCTTTTAGAGATATGATACCGTCTTCAACAGCTTTAATACCTAAGCTTCTTAAATGTGTATCATCATCTTCCATTAACTTTAAAAACAAACTAGGGTTTCTTCTAGCAAATAATATAACATCTCTTTTTATTTCTTTAGATGTCATGTTTTTAACATCACCTCCTATTTCAACTCTTAATACAGCTTCAGCTTCATCAAGACTTAACTCTGATGCAGTGTTTAAAGCCTCTAGTTCCATTTCAAAATAATTTAAATCTAAACTAGCTTCTTTAATTTCATCTTTTTCAAAATAAAGTTTATCTTTTGAAGGGTGATATAATGATAGAAGTTTTTGTAAAGCAACTCTTTGCTTTGGAACCATTAAACTTCCATTTCTAAAAAATATATGTCCTAATGTAACTGGACCTTTCTGTTCATCAACAAAAGGTGAGTTTTGATTAGTAGCATATCTTAATTCTCTTTGTATACCTTTTTCTTCGTCAAACCAAAGTAGTGATTTTGCTCTACTATGTTTTGCAGGTAACGTAAATAGTAAAGGTGATTTATTACCTTTTAATATATAAACTCGGTCTTTAATTTCCCAATTTTCCATGATATAATATAATTTAATAATTAAAAATAAAGGTATATGGGCGCCGAAGCGCCCGTTACCTTATGAATGATGATTAGTCACTGTCTCCAGTTGCACCGTCAGCATCTTTGAATAGAATAAAGTTGTTAGCAGCTTGAACACATAAACATCTTTCTGATAAGAAGTGTACGTTCATAGCATCCTCGTCACTTGTATAGTTTCCACCAACTGATCCTGTGATCCAAGATTTCATTCTTCTGTCATCAGCTTCTGAAGCTCTATATCTAACATGTAAGAATGGTCTCTTGATATTTTTACCAAGAATCTGGTCGTAAACTGTACTTGTTCCAGCAGGAACTAACACACCTTGTACGTCTCCAACTAAACCTCTAGTGGTGCCATCGTTTAGATATTTCCAGTCAGACTTATAGAAGTCATAAGAACCTCTTCTAAATCCTGAGAAACCTAAATTAAGTGCCATATCTTCAGAGTTGTCAAATACACCATAAGATGTACCGCCAGTTCCGTAAGAATTTTGCTTAGCAAGCATGTTATCGATAGCTAAAGATGTTCCTCTGTTTAAGAATAACATGTTTTCTTCGATAGAACCTTGCTTATCAAGTTCTTGTAAGATAATATCAAACTCTACTAAACCTTCACCTGTGTTGTTTGCTCCAGTTTCGCCAAAGTCAGGGTTGTTGAAAACTAGTCCTCTGTCGCTGATAGCAGCAAATAAACCTTCAGTACCATGTAGACCTGTACCTGCGCCACCACCGTTAGCAGTACCTAGGAAAGAGTCCATTTGAGTTCCTGAAACTTTTTCAGCTTCAATCATTGCCATTTCTAGTTGATCTTCAAATCTAATTCTTGCTTCGTGCTCAGATTTTAAGTACCACAAGTATCCACCAGTTCCAGCTTCAGTAGTTACTTCTACCCAGCCGATGCTAGCAGTATCAGATCCGTTGATGCTGTACTTATCTCTTAAGATGATAGGCTTGTTACTAAAAGTAGTAAAGTCAGCATCTTTAGAAGATCCAGCGTTTGAAGATCCTTTTTTATACTCAGTACCGTATACAAACACTTTCAAACCAGTTGTACTGTTAGCGATACCAGCTACTTGTAAGTTAGCAGCAGCGTAAGGAATAACATTTACACCGTTTGATACAGAACCACTTGCAGAAACTACTACAGCTTTTACAGCAGCACCAGAACCATCATAAATAACGATAGTATCGTGTGGGCTAACTAAGCCAGCTTTTGTAGCGTCAGCAAAAATTAATACGTTGTCAGTTGAGTCTGATCCTACTGAACAGTCATCAAATGCAACGTGAATTCTACCTTGCTCAGACCATACTACTGTGTCTGAAGCCATAGGCATTTCAGCTCCTACCATTTTTAAGAAACCTGAGATAGTTCTATTTCCGTATCTCTCTACTTCTTTCTCATAAACTTCTGGTAAAAACTGCTTCGCAAAATTATAATCATTACCCGCGATAGAAAGGTAATTTGACCCATATAAATCTTTTACAGGTCTTGGAGTTAAGTGCGCTAAAGCACTAGCACTCCCAGTAAAACTTCCACTTGCCATTTTTTGAAATTTTTAAATTTAACTTATTTTGTTTGTTCTAATTTTAAACTTATAGTCATCAGAACTATCGCCAACCGGTCTTACGCTAAACCCAGAGTTGTTCACAGGTTTACTGTGTGTACCTCTTGGATCCATATCAACATTTTTAGCTTTTGCTACACTTTCTTTTATAGCATCAGCTTTACCTTGCTCGTAAAAATGATTAGCAACCAAATCAGGATTCATAGCTGTAAAAAGCGACTTGTGATAACCAGTAGCATCTGACATTTCGTTGTTTTCGTTTAAGAACTTCTTAACGAAATTATTAATGTCGCCTTGGGTATCTCTGACTTTTTCAGCATCCTTAACGTTAAATCTATATTTTTTATCGCCGACAGAATATTCAAAACCTTTGAAGTTATCGTTGAAAACATTATTAGTTTTCTGCTTAAAAATAGATGATTGACGTTCCTGCATTTTGTTAGTTTCTTCTAACTCTTTGTTGTACCTATTAAAGAACTCAACTGCTTTCTGTTGCTCAGGGAGTAACTTACTACCAGCTTTGATCTCGTCATAGTATTTAGACTTTAACCCGTCTAGGTGGTTTTTAGCATTCGCAACTTGCTCTTTTAATGCCAATTTTTTTCTTTTAATCTCTCTGTCTGAATCTTCATCTTCATTTACAGAAAACTCATCTTCAATTAAGAAATTAATCTCATCAACGTTTAGATGTGGTTTAGATGATTTGTAGTATTCATATAGTAAATCTTTATCATCAAGATTGCTATAATCTTGATTTAATCTTACATAATCTTCTAAACTTCCACCGGTTTCATTTATAAAGTCTACAACTTTTTGTATGTTTTCCGGTAACGGTTCACCAGTTTCTTGAGCTTCAGCTATTGCTTCTTCTACTTCTTCCTGCACCTCTTCAACTTGTTCTTGAACTTGTTCTTCGGTAACCTCTTCTAAAACTGGAACCTCTTCTTCAACTTGTTCTTCAGTTACTTCTTCAGTAACTTCTTCAACTTGTTGATCTTGTTCTTGCTCAGCTACTGGTTCTTCTTCTTCAACAACTTCTTCTTGTTGTTCTTCACTAGGTATCTTATTTAAATCTACTTTATAAGTACCGTCTTCTTGAAAACCAGTTTCAGGCTTTTGTTCTTCTTGTTGTTCTACTTTTTCTTCAACAACTTCTTCTTGAACATTTTCTTGTTCTTTATTTTCTGCCATAATATAATATTATAAAATTAAACAAATGTTTATCTAGGATCAAATTGATTTAACCCCACACCTCCACCTAGTATATCATTACTTGACGATTCAAAGTTTTTAGGTGGTTTATTAGTTTTTCTTTGATCGATTAATTCAGACTGTTGACTAGCTTGTATTTTAGTACGCTCATCTTTTCTGTCTTCCTTATATTTTTCTTTAGCGTTAACGGTTTCAAGCTCCATACCTTTTAAACGCATGTTAATCATGAACTCGTGATTCATTAGCTCTTTTTTCAAATTAACTTCCTGCATTAATCTCTCTAACTCAAACTTACTTTTAGCTTGTTCTAGCTGTAATTTTTGTTGAGTTAATGCTTGTTGTTTTTGTACTTCTGCTTGAGCTGCAACTTGTTGAGCTTCAGCATTAGCTTGAGCTTGAGCTTGTATATTTTGTTGTTGAGCAGCTTGATCAGCTTCCATTTTCTTTTTACGTCTTATCTTTAAAAGCTGATTAGCTAACTTTACATTTTTAATTTCTCTTAAATCTATAGCATCTTCAAGGTCTATAGTTTGTTGAGTTAATGCCATTTGTATATTGTTTTCTAGCATTTGTTTTTGCTCATCATCTGGCGCTAACTCTATAAATATACCAAAGTCATATAAATGTAACTCAGTTAGTTCATCAAGCGTTGCTACATTATGCGTGCCGATGCTTTGAATAAACGCATTTTTAGTTGGTGAATATTCTAATATATCTGATATTCTTAATGAAACTTTTTCAGCAGTCTCAGCTGTCAAGAATAAACCACTTTGTAGTATGTGTCTTGTTGCTGTGTTACTGTTTGCTGCAGCTATTTTTTGTACACCAACTAGTGAGTCTTTTGAAGGCGTACTAGCGTCTCTAGCTTCATTTAACCCGGTCACGTCTCTTATCATTTGTAGATAATAGTTATATGTACCTATCAAACTTTGCATTTTAGCACTACCAGCACTGTTCTGTATTTCTTGAATAGGTATTTTACCTGGGTTCATATCACCGTCAGATGTAAATGATCTACCAATAATACTACCAGTTTGGAAGAACATGTTTAATGCTTCTTGTGGGTTGTAGTTTGTACCGTTACCTAAATCAATTTCAGCTAAACCGTCAGCATCTAAATAAACACCATCTGGTACTAATCTAGACATTACTTGTTGTAGTTTTAAGTGAGTTAACTGTATCATATCAGCAAATCCAGTTATTCTACCTACTAAACTCTCAATACGGCCTTTGTACATTCTAGGAGCAACTATACTATAATTCATTTGAACTTTAGTGTAATCGCTTTTTGGTCTTAACATATTTTTAGCTAATCCCCATTGTAGCATTATTTCAGTACCCAACACTAAAGCTCCTTCATATAATACTTCTATTGATTTTTCTAGTTTACCAAATCTTTGTTCTAATGCATCATCAATAACTGGGTTCCAGTCACCTTCTTTTACAATAATCTTACTAGCACCAGTTGCAGTTTCTTTTACTTTATAAACTTCATTAGCATAAGTTTTATAATTAAAATATAAAATCTGTACTTGGTTTTTATCTAGTTGGTTTTGCTCAGTTAAACTTCTATTGTAAAATCCACTGTTTTGAAAACCTTGGCCAGTTATTTTTTCTAATTGATCTTGTGTGAGATTAGGAAATGCTTTTTTAAGCTCATTCACTGGTACACTTTTAACTTCACCTACGTAATATATATCATCAAAGTAAGGTGATTCAGTATAAGAATAAACTAAATTAGCAGGATCTACATAATCTACTTTAATACCTTCTGCTTTTGAAAAAGTTGTTTTAACACAACCTATACCTAAAACAGTTAAATCATAATTAACTCTACGTCTAGTTAAATCATATTTATTACCATTTAAAACAACGTTTATAGCTTGTTCTTCTGCTAATTCAACAGCTTGCTTATAACTAAGCTGCATGTGTAGTTCTAGTTCCTCTTGTGAGTCTGGTAGTTTTTCAGGATCGTTTTCAGTTATCTCTACACCGAAGTTATCTTTAGCAAATTGAGATATTTCTTTAGTTCTCATATCTCTTAATACAGACTCCATATATTTAGTCCTCTTACTCATACCGTAAGGGTCTTGTGTATATGTTTTTATATCAAACGCTCTTTCAGATATACCATTTACAACTATATCTACAAATTTAGGTATAATAGGTACTGGTTTCCAATCAAGATTAAGATATGATAAATCACCGTTAATTGATAATTCGTCTTTATATTTTTGTATAGATTGTTCACCTCTAGCATATAGTCTTAATTTATGAAACTCTGTTTGATTACCAAAAAACCTGTTAGTACCTGAGTCTCTTTTAAACCACTCGCTCTCAATGGCTTTAGCCACCTTGAGCCCGTAGTCATCACTCATTTTTTCTAAATCACTAACGATTTGACTTGGAAAGTATCCTTTAGTAACTGCCTCAGCCATATTAATTATTTATTAGTTTTGATCTTACACCAGAATTTTTGTATCTAGCAAAGTTTAAATTCAATTTTTGTTTTTGCACTTCAGCATTAGGTCTATATAAATGTCTATTACAAGCCATTATAGCTAAACCAGAGCTTATCGATGCATCGTATTTGGTTCTATTGTTTATGTCAAACTTAGCCCAATCTTGCAAAGTTTCATTGAAATATATGTTACCAGCATCACCATCGTGTTTTAAACCAACATGATCTTGTATATACATTTCAATCGCAGCAGCATGCGCTTGTTTAACATCTTCGCTAGAGTTTGGTATACCACCAACCTCTTTTTCTGCTGTAGATAATTTGTTCCAAACCTTATCAGGTCTGTTCATAGAGTAACCTCTGTAACCACGTCTTCTTAAATAATACAACAACCTAGGTTTGTTGTTTTCCGCTAACAATGGCATACCATAAAAGTGTAAAGCCATTAATACGTCTTCAAAAAACATATCAGCTGTATCAGGTCTAGCTATGTACTCTAAAAAGAAATGATTAGGAGGTACGTCCTCCATACTAAATTTTGTTAAACCATGCAAAGCACCTTTAGAACCTTTACCGTCAACAGTACCTGATATATCGTAACTGTCACAACCAAAAGCACCTAAATGTTCATTGCCTGGATATTTTTTACCGTTTTTAATTATAACGTTATTTTGTAATCTACTAGGTGGAAACCAACTAACATTAAATCTACCGTTTTGGTTAGGGTAAAATATAACTGTTTTATCTTTAACACCGTTTAACCATTGAAAACTACCTCTTGTTACTGAGTTTTCATTATTCAACTCTTCGTTATAATCTATTTGCTCGTATATTTTTGATAAATTAAATATACTATTTTTTGTTTCGTCTCTGAAAGCATGTTCTTCAGTTCTAGGAAACTGTCTGTAAAATTCATTTAAAGCGTCTCCGTCATTTTTTAAACCATCAACTTCGTTTTGCCAATGCTCTAATATACCAGTATCTATGATCTCCCCATAAGGACCTTCAACTTCTGTTTCTGGCGTTTCGAATACAGGTAATCCAAAAGAATCAATGAATCCTTCGTAGTTCCATTCCATAGGTATGAACAAGCTATATAGTCCTGAGCTAGTCTGTCCATTGCGGTTTCGTTTTGTGACATCTGAATCTTTATAAAGTTTCTTAAAATTATCACCTCCTTTATCTAACGCATTTGATGTTGATCCCATCATACACTTACCTATAACTCTACTACCTAATCTAAGTGTTGTTTTAGTAACACGCCAGTTGTTTAAGATGTTATTGGGTCTTTCCCATTTACCACTTTCGTCATGTACTAGTAATTTTAATTTTTCACCGTCATAACTATTATCACCTGTGTTTTTCCAGTCTATCGTGGTATCGAGTCCCGTAAGTTCCTCGGGCCGATCGGTCGTAGATGTGATGTTCCTTCTTGTGAGTTTGGACGCTGGTACTCTATATGCCAACTCTGTTTTGGGACGATCCATTCCGTCTTGTATCGGTTTGAAAAAGAACGGATAATTGACCGATATTGGTACGACTTTATCTGTGAACATTTTCTTGGCATCCGGCCCAGATTTGGACAGTATGCCGAATCGTGAATCGGAACTAATAGTTGCTTGATTAACAACTTCTCCTGATGCCATAAACGAAAATCCTGATCTACGATTTTTAAGATAGCACATACCATAACTCCTTCTGTCTGCCTTGCAAGCTTCCCAGAATATATAGAATAATCTATTTGCTTCTCTAAAGTCTGGTTTGCCAACGTCAATCTTACTCCACTGCAAGTACATGTAATGAGTACCAGTGATGTAAGTAGGAACACCTTTGTTATAAAACCAAAAACCTTCCTCACGTTTTTTAAATTCATTTTCAATGTAATCTATGTATTTACTTTTAAAATCACTTGGATATTCTTTCCAATCAAATATAGTTTTTATTCTACTTAATTCTTTTGGATATTCAGTTACTTGCCATTTGTCACCCTCAAACTTACAAACATCTTTAGGTACTTTAGGTAATGCAATCTTTAAATTTTGTATTTCAAGAATATCACCTATCATACCTGTTTTACTAATTACAACAATATCATTTTCTTTATTGTAACCGTACTCCCACTTTTTAGACTTATTAAGTCTTTTTATGGTGTTTATTTTTATAGGTTCTACAACCTTATATAGCTCTTGCTGATGCATTATTTAGATTTTCTTTCAGCAAAACCAGAAAAAGACTCTTGCTTTTTTTCTTCTTTAACTATACCATCAAGCATATCTTCTTCGTCTTTTATTCTATTTAAAATCTCGAAGGCATCGAATATGGCCAGTTTTTTAGTAGCGGCAGCATTCTTGAGTCTATCTGCAGACACGTCATCTTCTGTTTCGACGATAGGCTCTTTTGCAACTTTAATAAGTTCTTTAACTGCTTCATGTCCAGCTTGGATTATACTCCTTTTCGTCTCCTTGATATTCATACTTTATAGTTAAATTTTTAGATCTAACTCTATAAAGTCTTTCTCCATTTATAACAAATTCGTATTCGCTAGTAGGTGTAAAACCTACAAGATCACCTTCATTAACATTTGCTAACTCAGGATCTTTATGCTTTAAAATACCTTTTAATGGTTTTTCTTTATTTAGACTAAATATATTATTAGATTCTATTGGTTTTACAAAACAGTAACCTTTTGTAGGTATCCATTTTACTATTTTCTTATAAGCGAAAATTTGATCAGGAGAGCATAAATAATTGTTATCATTAATATATGCCCTTCCGTTTTTTTCGTCTCCTCTAATGTCATGATAACGTCTAAAAACGTTATGATGTACAACAACTTCATCACCAACACATATCAAGCTATTGTCACTTTGCTTTGGAGTTGCTTTTACTACAGCTATTCTGTTTACGTTTTGGTGTGTAAATATTTGAGTGTTGGTTATAAGTTCGACACCATCAATGTCTTTTTTATTATTGTACCTTTCATTGTTATAAGGTTCAACAATATAATCAAATATACTTTGCATTAATACTCTAAGTTATATTCTACAGATACAGCCATGTTCTTATTAAAATCTTTCCAAGGCAATATCTCGTTGTTTTTAGATATATAAACACTAAACTTATCGTTCTCTTCTATTATGCTATCTATAATATGACCACCATACACTTCCTGACCTACAGAATAGTGCATGGAGTCATTTTTATAGTCTTTACCAACACTAATCTTTCTGATCAGTTTCATTTTCAATCTCTTTAATAGTACCATCAACGACACTAATACTTACTCTACCATACTCTTCTTCAAGCTCTACTTGAAAATCGCTTAGTTCTTTTTTAAAACCAGGTAGCATACCGATGATTTCGTACTTTTGAGCTTCAACTCTACCTAATTGAGTTTCAGCTGAGTTAATTTGATTAACCAAACCTTGTAGTTTAGCCAATTGTTCGTCTTTGATTTTTAAATCTTTAGTTTTTGCCATTTTATTAAATTTAAATTAAACTTTATTTTACTTTTATATTATTACGCTATTTACACTTTTTTTAACTATTACGAGAACACTACAGACCTACTAGCGCCAGAACTTGTACCAAATGGGTTAGATGATGTGTATTTATACTTTTGGCTACCTGAAGTAGTAAAGTTTGATGAACTTCCTTGATTTTGACCGTTTATAGATAACTGATTCCAAGTTGGAGGTGTGCCGTAAAATTGAATTCTTAAGTAATTACTGTTCTGCCAGTACAAAGCTGTAACTGAACCCCAATTGTTTCCAATGACTAAACCCATGGTTGCACTACCCATATTAGGAAAAGACAAGCTAGAGTAACCATAGAAATAAGAACTATATATATTATCTACACCTACAGTTATAGTACCACTTGCTAAAGTACTTGTTTTATCATGATCGTAACTATAGAACTCCGACATAGAGTGTGGTGTTGAACCATTAGGTCTGTTGCTAGACGAGTTAGCTGTATTAATAGCTGCAAACCCAGTACCGCCAGTACTCATGTTTTTTAGTGAGATTGGATGCGAGTAAAAATTATTATAATTTGTACCGCTAGCATTTGGGTTGGGTAAAGTGTTATTATAATTATTAGACTCTAACTCGTAGGCTATTTTTAGTAGCGATATTGCTCCAGAGGATGGCACTGCCATTTTACCAAGGGTTTTCCATGTTTACACTAGTTGGTACTCTTACATTGTTAATGTTACCGTCCACAGCTGCGCAAATTGTAGCGTAAGCATCTGAACCAGTAATCCAACCCTTAACAATGTTTTCTGTTAAATCGTCAAACGCGGTAAAATTATCAGCGTCGTAAGTTAAAGAAATCATATCGTATTGGGTTGCTTCTGTACCATCGTCAGCCACACCCTGTATGTCAAAACCAACAGTTGTTACTACGTTTGTCTGTCCTTCTAACAAAGGAGCACCTTGTAACTGTATATTACTTATATTATATGTTGTTGCCATTATTTAATTGTTTTGTTACTTCTTCTAAAATTGTTGTTAACTCATCTATTTGAGCTTGTTGTTCTTTTACTGCTTCTATTAATACAGCTGTTATTTTTTCGTAGTCTACTGCTTTGTATGTAGTACCGCTGTCATCTATTAGAGGCATTTTCTTCTCTTTAACTATCTCAGGTAAAACCTTTTCTACTTCCTGAGCTATAACTCCTAGATCTCTTGTGTCTTTTCTACTACCTTTATTCCAAGTGTATTCTACACCTCTAAGCTTACAAACTTTATCTAAAGCATTACCAATAGTTATTACATTGTCTTTTAATCTAATATCAGAAACAGTAGTTGAGTAAGCTGTTACATCACCTTCAACGTGCAGATCACCATCAGACTCTAGGCGCATTTCTTCAGTTGAACTACCAACGTAGTAACTGTGATATGTATTATTATAAACAACTTTATTGTTGCTACTAGCACCTTGTGTTACAGCGTAAACAGCTCCACTAGAGTTAGCGGAACCAGTACCTACATAAAGTGTACCAGCACTACTTCCGTTTATTACATTCACAGTACCATAATAACTTCTTAAACCTGGACTACCACTTGAAGTGTGAAGGTATAAGATATTACCTGCCATGTTCAGAGTACCACTCATAGTGTCACCAGTGGCATTTATATATCTTGTGTCTGCATCAGATTGACTAATTCCACTAGTTGTAACAAGGTTATTAATATAAGTAGATGTTACATAATCATCAAAGTTTCCACTAGATAAAAGTTTTCCTGCTTGTGCTCTTGTTGTCCAAGGGTTTACATATAATTCACCATCATATTCATATAGTGTTGATGCACTATAACCACCTCTATGGAAACTTATTGCAGGCACGTGGTTGCTAGAAGTTTGAAGTTCTATGTTAGCTGAACTATAGCTAGGCGCTGAGCTACCAGTTACACCGCTATTTCTAGCTACATTTAATTCACCGTTTAAAACATCTGAAGTGTTTAATAAATACTTAGCATCGGATTCACTTTCAGTATAGTATCTATCATCGTGATTATGCGAGCTAGGTGCAAATGTAGAAGGTTTTGACGCTATTTCAGACCAAGTAGGAAGATGTCCTGTGTGGAAAAATTCTCTCCAAGATCCAAATGAACCATTTTCAAGTCTTCTAAAATGAACTCTATCGCTGTGGAACGAAAATGCCATGTCAACATAATAACCACTGCTATTACCGTGATTCATTATAAGGTGATGGTGCCAATCGCTAAAAGGGTTGCCAGGCGCGTTACCGTTTGTTCCTGCTCCACCATTACCACTTAAATCTGTCCACTGTAAATAACTACCTCCGTAGGTTATTGTGCTTTCTTCGTGAAGTTTAGTATGCTCATGACTATTATTTGCTACAGCAGTTGTAATTGAAGCATTTGCAGACCCGTCCCAACTTACACTACCTGTAACGTCACCAGTTAAACTTAATGTTCTAGCTGTAGTCCATTTATCAGCGTTTGGGTGATAATTATCGTGAAATGCTTTATATTGAGTCGTAGTTCCGCCAAGATACATTTCGCCAGTACTAATCATACCACCATTGACAACATTGTCTAAATCTACTCTACAATGTTCTGTAAAGTTTGCCCAACTAGAAACATCCCCTGGGTCAGTTGCATCAGCAATCCAATCTTTTATAACCCAACCACTCTCTTGAGCATTACCACCAACAATAGCAACGTTAACAGAATTACTAGCACCATCCACATACACTTGTAAAGCAGCACCGTCATAAGTACCATTGTCTTTTATTCTTATATATCTAAAATTAGTACCACTGTATCTTGAATTTGCTAAAACATTAATGTCATTTGAACCATTAGTACCAAAATGATGAGACGCATTAAACAATACAGATTGATGGTCACCACTTGCGCCATCCCATATTTGAAACTCTCCTAATGCTCTATCACCAGTATTTGTTGCAATTGTATACCAACCAACCGGAAGGTTAACAGCAGAATGTTTCGATATGTAACCTCTATTAAAAAAGGTTTGAATTTCAGATTCTGTATAATATCTGCCATCTAAGTCCACAGAGCCTAGCGATGTAACGTGTCCGTACCCATCTAAAGTAACATCTTGTATAACCGTACCACTACTGTTGTTAACAGAGCTTTGACTCGATGTGTCATCATGAGATATACTAATTGTTGCATTAGTACTTTGATTTGCAGTAAACGTACCACTACCTCCTAATGCACCTGTTCCTTGTACTGTAAGTGTTCCATTGTTAACTGTTGGTATACTAGGTTTATTAGTTAGATTATTATAATTAATATCTATGTTTGATGTTCCATCAAAGCTAGTTCCAGCGATTGTTCTTGCTGTGGTTAGTTTATCAGCATTTGGATGGTAACCATCATGAAAAACCTTGTTGCCATCATTATAAGGATCTGCTCCGGTTGCTGTTGTGCCGCCTGGCAAAAAATACAAATCGCTGTGAACACTTCCCATAAATCCATCAACACCAAAACCATAACCAGCATTATCAGTACCAGTTCCTTCAGTTAATCCTATTCTCTCTCCTAAAACCTGAATTGTATAATTACTAGCGTGATCTATATGTACATGAGGAACATTTGAAGTTCCATTGCTTAGTATTTGAAACTCAGGATGGTTACTAGACGTTCCGCTTTGTCCAGTAACATTTACTCTCCAAGTACCATTTTGATTCCAATATACTGCTCTAGCGAATTGATCAGTACCAGTTCCAGAAATATGTGCTGTAAATCTATATATACCACCGTTTGGTAAAGAGTTACCGTCGCTATACAATAATTCTCCAGGATTCGTGCTATTAACAACGTAATGTTTTTTCCAAACCATCATCTCATCACCAATCTCATAACCTGAATCAGATAATGTAAGTTTTCCAGTCATTGTATCACCAGTAACGTCTACATACTGATCATCAAGAGCTGTATTATTTAATGTTGTAGCGATAGACCATGTTTTATTACCAGTACCGTCTACAGACTGAGTTGCAGTACCTGTAACTTCACCAGTAAGGGTAACAGTGTGAGATCTTGCTGTTGTCCACTTGTCTGCATTAGGATGGTAATTATCAGCAAATACTCTTTGGTTGGTATTTACATAACCATTACCTCTAGAGTAAAATTTTCCATCACCTGCGATTTTAAATTCATCTCTAGCTGTATATGGTGAGTATGTCTTTTTATTTCTAAACACCCAAGTGTCACCAGACTCAATATCATCTACTATTTCAAAAATCATTTTTACATCATTAGTAGATGGCGCTTCACCATACAATCTCCAACCGTCGTTGTCTCCAACTTGTTGACTAATCATATGATCTGGAGCAGAAGAGACACCGTCACCAAATGTAGTGCCTACCGTATTTTGCCCTAAAGAAAGAAGATCAATGTCTGTAATATTATTACTGTTCATTGATAAATTACCCGACATTGTATCGCCACTAACATTTACAAATAATGTATTTGATTCAGATTCCGTATAATATCTACTATCTAGATTTACAGAACCTAAAGCCGTTACGTGACCATATGTATCTAATGTTACATCTTGTATAACTGTACCGTTGCTGTTATTAACAGAAGATGAACTACTAGTATCATGGTGTCCTATTGTTATACTGTTTGAGCTTGAATTTACTGTTATAGCCCCAGCTAAACCTCCTATGTTAAAATTAGCAAAATTAGTACCTCCACCAGCTAATCTAACTATAGCATTGTTAGTGCTACTACTAACAACAAAATCTAAATTATCTTCAGTTAAAACTAAACTATTAGTGCTAGTATTACTGCTAGCACCATATCTTAAATCAGCGCCACTATCTATACCTAAAAATCCTTCAGACGTTGTAGTACCATCATTAGCACTAAGTAATAAGTTTACTTGTCTAGTAGATGCGCTTGTTCTTTTTACTTGTAGTGGAGTTGCTATGTTACCAGGTGTAATTTCCAAATAACTACCACCAAATAAAAGTCCAGCCTCACCATTAACAGTATCTGAATCAACAGCCGTAACAACTCTATTGTTAGAGCCATTAGTCATATCTATACCACCTGATCCACTTTGATCGCTAAAGTTTGCAGAAATTGTACCACCGTCTCTTTGAGTAAGAGTTATGGTTTTAGTTGAAGTACCGGTTACAGCTACACCAGTTATGTGATTATCGTAAGCTTGCTTCCAGTTAGCTGAGCTACCGTGTGATTCTGTAGTTATACCATAGCTACCTTTTACCTCTAAGTTTGAATCTGGCAACTCAAACGTTGTGCTAGGATTTATTATTACAGCACCTTCAGCTGAGTTATTAGTTCCTTTTAAAGTAACATTCATAGCATCTACAAAAGCTCCACTACCGTTACCTTTGTTAGCGCTAATCCCTAAACCCGTGTGATTTTCAGAAGCGTCAAAAACTCTACCATATATAGCACCATAAGTTAAAGGAGCGGTTGAACTTGTAACCATTCCATTTCTTCCTTGAAACTCTAGTACACCTAACGTGTCGCTATCAGCAATTAAAGCGTTACGATATAAAACTAAATCAGGTGCTGAAGCTGCAGAAGTGTCTGTAGAGGTTAAGAGTACATTATTAGTGACCCCAGTGGTGGCAACTGTAACGTTACCTACCACTGATAGATCATGTAAATGCCTTATAGCCATATTATTTTATTTTAATTTATTATTTACGAGTAAGCTACACTACCAGCACTAATACCTGTACTAGCATCAATTATAACTACTCTAACATCGTTTGAAGGTGTAGATGAAAACTCTATCCTAACATGATCGTCACTTATAGTTGAACCATCACTTGTGTATTCTACATCTGCATAAACAACTTGACCAGTAACTTCATCATACAGTTGAACAATCAAATAATCAGATCCTAACCCGTGGTTTATTGTTGCAACGGTGTTAGTACCCATAGCACTAACATCAATAAGAGCTTGTTTAGTAGCTAATTGAGTGTTTGTGTTATCAGAAGCTGGTATTGTAACTGTTTTAGTATTAACACCTGTAACGTGACCTTCATTACTTATTGTTATAGAGTCAATAGCTGTAAATGAAGCACCATATCCCGGTGAAGCTGTAGATGTAGTAGGTGTATTTGATACAGCATCGTGTGTTATTGAAATTGTAGTATCATCTGCATCATTTGCTGTGAATGTACCAGTACCACCTAATACACCAGTACCTTCAACCGTTAAAGTAGCATCATTAACAGTAGGTAGTTGGCCTACTAAAGCTACTGTACCAGTTGCGTTTGGTAAACTAATTACTCTATCAGCTGTAGGATCAATAACTGTAAGCTTTGTTTCGTAAGCATCATCTGTAGTACCTTCAAATAATATTGTATTATTTTCTACAACTTGTACTGTTTCATCACTTATTGTTTGTGTTCCTGAAACAACCAAGTTAGTAACGCTTAACGTATCTGTGCTAGGGTTAAACCTAAAGTTAGCATCAGACTTAGCTTGTTGAGCTCCAGTTGCACTATCAACAAAAGTTACATATCTTTCAGCGTTAGTAGAATCTGCGCTTATACCTTGTAAAACATCTGTATTTGTTACTGGCGTTGTTTCAATTATTTTACCAGATGATGTTACAGATAGGTTTTTAACTTCAGTACCCGTTACGTTACCAGAACCATATGTCTTTAAATGAACGTAACCGTCGTTATCTAAAAGTATTTGTTTTGTAGAGCTACTGTTTACTCTAAGTGTTAACTTATTAAGAACATTTATAATACTACCATCATTGACTCCAGTATTACTGTTCATGTTTATTTGTGAAGTTTGAGTAGTATTACCACCGATTACAAGTAAACCTGTAGTGCCAGCGCCAGTGTCATTTACGTTGATATAAACATTACCACCGTAAGGGTTTAAAGATAAATCTTTAACCGTGTCTGCAGCGGCGTTACTTGCTTGAATTTGCTCTAAACCACCAGAACCGTGGCTAAATGTTAATTGACTGTCACCTGTTGTACTACCAATTATTTTAACAGAAGCTCTAGTATCTGTTAAAGCTAAAGAGTTAGCAACACTAGTAACACTTCTTTTAATATCTAAGTTTGCAGTTGGTGTCAAACCAACACCTATGCCTAGTCTATTGTTAGTAGCGTCCCATCCAAAATCATTTTCACCAGTTATAGTGTCTGAGTCAGACCAATAAGCTACTTGACCAGCTGCACCAGTACCATCTACTACATCAGAAGGAACTATACTACTAAGATCTTGTGTTAGGTCGCTTAACGAACCTGTTCTTGTTAGAGTAAGCGTACTACCGGATAGCGAAACGCCATCTACGTAGTTATCATCTGTGTCTAAAGAACTAAGGTCTACTGTGATGTCCGCTAAACTACCGGTTCTTGTTAATGTAAGAGTGTTGTTTGATAAAGAAGCACCATCTACGTAGTTATCAGTATCACCCATAGTAATCCAAGCACTACCATCATAGTATTTAGCCTTTGAATCACCGGTGTCAAAAATTATCTGCCCTGTAAATTTTTCATTACCTACACTGGCTGTTGTTGTTTGGTGTAGACTAACTCTTCGTATTTCCGATTTAGTTAAGTCTATGTGATTTAAAAAAGGAATTGCCATTATTTTTTAATTTAGTTAGTTTAAATAAGCGTAACCACTTTCAGCAGCTCGCAGGTTTATTGTTAAATTGTTTTCGTCTGTAAATTGAACACCAGCAAAAGCACCAACGTTAGTGTACGTTGCGCCTGATGAAAACTTTATAGTTACATTAGGAAACTTACCCAAGTTGTGGTTAATAGACCAAGATGTAGATGGACTATTTTGATGATGAACAAACCTCTTATCTGACTTATAAACTTCAAATGTATAATATTTTAAATTTTCTAATATACCATTTGAAATTAAAGACTTACCGTAAGAAGCCGTTAAGGTTATATCCCATAACGTATTGTCATTACTGTCTTGCTGTATGTTCGTTATATTGAATAAACCAAATTGGTTTATATCATTTATATTAGCTATTAATACTGTTTCATTTTTAAACTGTTGTATTCTTTCAAGTGCAGATAGTTTTTCTACACCAAAAGGAAACTCACTTATTTTAAATGTAACAGAGTCACTAAAATTATAAGTGTTAGCTGAGCTACCAGGTACTGTGAATTGACCTTTTTGCTGTGTTGAATATCCATTAAACGATGTGTTAACATATTGTAACACAAACTTACCACTTATACCAACACTCATTAAATAAGTAGTTACGTCTTCAAACGTAAAGTTTCTTGTTCTGCCGTTAGCATTAGATCCTAGTAACAGATCATTTTTCTGCAGCGTGTTATCTACCGAGTAAGTGGATATTCTAGCCATTTATTTTTTTCTTATTGTCTGAAACTTTTCAGCTCCTCGTGAACCGAAATAAGCTACATAAACTGTAACTAAAAGTGTTTGAAGTAAATCAACCCAACCGGCTGACACACTAAAGCTCCACTCAAAGCTGTCTAGTATAATTAATAAAACCATTGATATAGTTAAAAATATCAACGACATAGGTCTTGTGTTTTTACTTAGCCAGCTATCTGACTTCATATCGCTTGCCCAACGCTTTGAAACTTCTTGCATCTCTACCATATCCATCTCTAATAGTTTCATTGCTTTCTCTTTATCCTCTACAGGTAGCGTTTCATCTTTTGATATTAAATTCTTTACAACACCAAAGACGCCTGAGTCGGGTAAAACATCCCCAACCGTACCAAGGATACCTGGGGCAGTCTTAGATAAAAACTGCCCTACCTTGGTATCTTTGAACTTCTTTTTAGACATTACTTTTTACAGTATTTCTTTTGTGCTGGAGACCCACTATAATCAGGCGTGCTACCTTTTCTAGCGGCTTTCTTTTTGTCTCTAGCTGTTTTTCTGTCGTAACGTTTTCTAAGTCTTTGAGCTTTTTTAACATTACCACTTTCAAGAGCAGCTTCACCTTTTGCTCTAAGCTTTGCAGCTTGAGGAGATGTTTCCTTTTTAGGAGTTTTTGTTGTAGTATCTGCTTTAGGTGTAGTATCTGTCTTAGGCTTAGTATCTACTTTAGGCGTAGTATCTGTTTTAGGCGTAGTTGACTTAGAAGGTTTTTTATAAGCACCTTCGTGATCACCAGAAATTGTATGATCATATTTCCAACCTTTTGCATCGTATTGTTGCTTTCTTAAATCAGAACCCATAGCACCTGTTATTTTAGTGTTTTTACCTCCAGTTTGCTTTGGTTTTGTATCTGTTTTAGGTGTGGTACTAGAAGATTCTTTTGACTCAGATTCTTGTCTAGCTTTTTTACCAGCATCATAATCAGATTTAGCTTGCTTAGCTTTGTTGTATAAATCTTTACCTCCTTTATATAACGCTTGACCAGCCTTATAAGCTCCGTAAATACCTAGAGCCGCAGGTAGAATTTTACCAGCTGCGTCTGGGTTACCAGCGTAACTACCTTCTTCTTTTAAACCTGGTAGTTGAGGTTGTTGTACCTGACCTTCCGCTTTGTGGAACATTTTTTCAGGTGTGTTTTTAAGTTTAAATGCCATGACTTTTATTGTTTAATTGTTATAAATATAGAGCGTCCTCTATTTGCGTCTACCAAATTTTAAATTTTTAAACCCATATTGGCCAATGGCAGACATTCTCATTGAGACTGGCGCATCTGGATTTTCTTCAGACCCTGAATTAGCTACTCTAGTTTCTTGATCACCATCAATACTAGCATCAGGGTTTTTATCTTTATTTATTAAAGAGTCTACGGTTACTAACCCTTCGCTTTCTATTTCTTCATCTGTTTTAACGGTTTTATCACTACCTTCTTCACCTGGTGTCATTTCTTTACCATAAACAACACTTTCACTTGAAGTGTAAGGATTTCTACCTTGAGTAAGTTGATCAACAGCGTTTTGAAATTGAGCTCTAGACGCTTCAGCAGCAGCTGTTCTTATTTGCTTTTTTTGCTCTTCAAATTCTTCTCTAGTTATAGCACCAGATCTCATTTGTTTTCTAGCCATTCTTATAGCGTCTCTTGATCTTGATTTTATTAATCTAGATTGACCTCTACCTTGAGCAGCTGTAAAAGCATTTGATCTACTAGCATCACTACCTGGTTTTTCAATGTCATCTAGCTCGTGACTTGTATCTACTTTATCTTTTTCAGCTTCCGCTCTAGCAGCTTCTCTTTCTTGATCTCTTTTATCACCAGGCTGTATACCTTGCATATCAGAAACATAGTCTTCATAACTACCATACATACCCTTTATACCTTCAAGATCCATATCCCAAGCTTCTTTATATGTAGGTAGTTTACCACCTTTTTTGGTAGTCTTGACTTCTGTTACGTTTTTTAGTACATTTTGGTCATCAACAGCTTGACCTAAGTCTTTTCTTTCAGTATTTTTAAAAAAAGATACTGGTTGTACAAATCTATTTTTTGTTTTTCTAGGCATGATTATTTATTTTTAGTTATCACCGCTCATATCAGGTGTAGTTTCATCTAACAAGTCTTTACCTTTGTTTTCTGTATTCTCTTTTTCTTCGTCAGTTAAAGTATCATCAGGTGGTGGTAGTTGTTGTTTTTTTCCAGCTTTTTCAGCTGTTTTAAAACCAGCATCAAGCCCTGCTCTAGCAGCACCTACACCTCTGCTGAACATGTTATGATTTTTAGCGTATATGCTTTTACCAGTAGCTTCAGGTGCTTTCTTAGCATCTTCACCACTGTCTTCACCTCTAATTCTACTATAAATGTTATAGGCGGTATAGTTAGTTTTGTTTTCGTTGCTCATTTTGTTTTGCTTTTTCGTCCTCTTGTTCGTATGCTTCTTTTTCCCAAGTAAACTCAGGATTACCATCTTGCATGTTTTCTCTAGCGAAAACTTTTAGAGGAGCTTTAGTGTTTTCTTTCCAATATACATGGTCATGAGTATAACCAAGTCTACCTTGAATCATTTGATCATGATGAACATCTTCATGGTTGACTACTTTTTGTCTTAAATGTTTAGGAACGTCATCGTCTATAAATGTTGTACCATCTCTGTTAGCTTCTCCACCTACGCCAGATTCTAGTTTTTTTATAAAAACTGGTCTATTAACAGTGGATGTTTCATCAATACCAACCACTTCGTGGAAGGTTTTCATTTTGAAACTCATTAACCCATTAATTTATCTACAGCTTTACCAGCTACTTTAGATGCTACAGCACCGGCTATAGCAGGTAAAATCTTACCAGCTGCTTTAGGTTGTTTACTTTCTCTTACAGCTTTAGCAAACCCAGGGTTTAACTTGCCATCTTTCTCAGCTTGTTCTAATGCTGGGTTAAATTTAGCCATTGATTGTGGTTGATCACAATCACAAGCAGGTCCACAAGTTGGACAGCCAGCTGGTCCAGCACCCAAGTTGTTTGGTCCAATACCTTTTCTCATAATTATCTATCTTTATCTTTAATCATATCGTCAATAGCTTTGTTATATACTTTATCTGAGTATGATCTATTATTAAAAAAAATATTTCTATCTGAAGTAGGAAGATCTTCTTCACCTAGTAATATTCTGTAAATTCTACTGATTAATTGTGAGCATTTAAATGAGGTCTTAAAAATGCTGTATTTAATTGAAGTGCGGTTACGGTGGCGCCAAACTTCTATCCAACCGTTTTTTCTTAACCTTTCCCAGCGTTGCTTATCCCATGAATAAGTGTAAACGCCTTCTATAAAATCATTACGTGTAAATCGCGATTTGCAATCTAAATATATTAAAAGTTCTAGATCAGCATCATTTAGCTTGTAAGTTTTACAGGCCCATTTACGAACGAGCCTGTAATACTTAAACAATCCTATCTCTCTAATATCTTGAGCACTTAATCTCATGCCACTAGTACGACATCGCCAACTTGTATAACATGGTATCTAGTTTCATTAAACGTTATACCATGACCAGCGTGTCTATCAAAATAAACAACATCACCTTTTTTTACACTATCAGGTACTAAATTGCCAATAGAAATAATTTTAGCTTTAATATACCTGTTTTCGTCATCAACTTTGTCAGTTAGTATAAGTCCACCTACTTTCTTCGGCTCGACTTTTATTTTTTCTACTATAATATAATAATTAATTGCTTGCATTGTCTATTCTTATATTAGATATTACACAATTTGCTGAAATTATAGTAGAAACTACTGAAATAGCGTTTTTTAATGCAGATTTTGTTACTAAAACTGGATCTATAATACCAGTTTCGATTAAATTCTTAATACAACCGCAAGTTACGTCATATCCATAACCTTTTTCGATGCCTTCTGTTGTAAGATTAGACATATCTGCGTTTTTTAGTATAGTTTTAAACGGTGAAAACAGCGTTTTTTGCAAAATTAACTCAAATTCATCAAGTGGCTCACAATTTTCAGCCGCTTCTGCAAGTGCTCTACCACCTCCTGGCACAATACCTTCTTTCAAAGCTGCTTTTACAGCGTAAATAGCATCTTCTACTCGGTCTTTTTTCTCTTTTAACTCAATTTTTGAGTTTGCACCTACCTTAACTACACCAACAGTACCACTTAACATAGCTATTCTTTGCTCTAGTCTACGTTTTATGTACTGGTTTTTCTCTTTTTTGATCAGCTTTTGTACTTCTTCTATTCTTTCTGTTAAAATACCAGCTGTATCACCTATAGTTAGTACTGTAGTCTTGTCATCTGTAATACATTTTACAGCTTCACCTAAAACATCTGGTTTTATTAAGTCTAAATCATCGCCAAGATCTTCATTCATAACAATTGCACCAGTTAAAAGTGCTAAGTCTTCTGTTGTTTCTTGACGCGTAGGACCAAAACCAGGTAGATCTATATAGTTTACTTTTATATTACCTTTAACTTTATTCATTAAAAGTGTAGCTGATACTTGAGTTTCAACATCAGCAACTATAAGTAAAGATCTTTTAGTTTTAATTACATGTTCTAATATAGGTTGTATTTTTCTTATATTAGGTATTTTACTAGATACTATTAATATATATGGGTTATCTAGTTCACATATCTGTTTATCTTTATTAGTAATAAGGTGTGGTGATTTAAGGCCAGACTCTATTTGTACTCCATCTACAATATCAACGTACGTTTGGTCAGACTCAGACTCTTCCATCAAAACCACACCTGATTTACCTACTTTATTGTAAGCCTCAGATATGATATAACCTAACTCCTTATCGTTATTACATGATATATTTGCTACGTTCTCTAACATATCACCTTCTACTGGTATTGTTATAGAATTTAAATAATCATATACTTTATTGGCATAATTGTTTATACCGTTTTTCTTTTCTCTAGGAGTTCCTTCCGCTTCTTCAGCATATTTCAATAGTGATTCAGCAAGGACGGTAGCTGTAGTAGTACCGTCACCTGCTTCTTTCACTGTGTTCCTTGCAGCTTCTTTAATTAATGTAGCACCTATGTTTTCAACCGGATCAAGTAAGACTACGCTTTCCGCAACGGTTACACCATCTTTTGTTATCACCGGTTTTCCGAGGGCATCCTCGTAAACTACACATCTACCTGATGCACCCAAGGTAGACTTAACTGCTTCGGCTAGTTTTGATACACCAGCCACTATCTTGTTCTTTGCGTCATTACCAAAGTGTAAATCCTTGACAATTTCGCTAGGGTTATTATATTCCATTAAATTAAATTTTTATTTCCTATTCAAATGTTTTAACTACCTTAGGACCTTTTACAAAGTCTAGCTTCTTATTGTAATGTTCGATGCTACCATCAATTGCTGCTTCAGCGCCATCAATAGTTTCTCGTCTAGTTACATCAGACCATTGATCATCTTGATCTTTTACTTCTGTCTGGTAGAAACCGTTAGGTAATTGTGTAATTCTCCAATTCTTTTTGTCTACAAGGTGTTTCCAATAGTTAATGGTTTCCTCGGTAATACCCGTATTGGAGTTGTTCCAGGTATTTGTTTTGTAATAAAAATAAGTCATTTTATTAAGGTTTAAGGTTTTTAAGATACTTGGTTAAGCGGATCTTATTTACGCTTTTTATTTGGTTTATCAAAGGTTGATTCGTACACTACAACATGGAATAAAAAACTAGCTGCTACCGTGCCGAACATTAATAATAGGTCGTAAATCATACTTCTCCTCTTGTGTGAGTAGCTCTATTATAGGCTATAGATACTCTTCTAACAGCGCTACCATCATGATGCAGATCGCTATCAGATCTTTGTCCGATGCGTTGATTTTCAGCTTTCCTAGCTCTACGCTTAGGTGTTTTAGCTGCTGCTAAGTCTCTAGCTCGCTTTGCTGCTAGTGCTGTTCTTGATAATCCTTGTGAGTTCGCTATTGCCATACCAGAATAATTACATGGTTTATTTAAATTTTAAAGTGTGACAATAGGTAGTTACTTATATAACTTTATAGGCTACTGTCATATTTTTAAATTTGTTAGATATTTAGAGGTATAGTGTTGCCCCCTCCCCTTACCGCACCTGCACTAAAACGAAAACGCATTTGCTTAAGCGGGCCCCACCTGCATTATCCGCTTCGCCTCGTATTTCCCATGTAACCTATATATTTTTATTTACTATATTTTTATTTTATTATTTTATTTCACATTTATTTTACAGACTTAATACGACTACACATGGATAATTATATTGTAAGTAATAACTAATAAAACTAAAAGTAAATTAGATATTGAGAGAAAGTGCGGAACAATACTTAACAAATAATAACAAGTAAACAAAACACTAACTTTTATTACAAAGCTAATACGACAGCAAACGGATAATATAAATGTAAATAATAACTTAAATATAATAACTATGTCAAATTCAATTACTTCAAAAAGATTTGTTATCAGAAAATCTTTAATCGGTCAAAACTCTACTATCAATGTAGAATTCAAGTCAGGCAAAACATTCACTTACAATCATGATAAAGTATATGAAATCATGAAAGATAAACTAGAGTCTATGCCTTGCTTTCAAAAGTACAAAAGCTATACTTCTTCAACAAGTGTTCCAGTTGTACTAAGAGACAAAGAAGTAGTCTAATAACTACTCTTTGTTTCACTCGGCGTTGAAATGTGTTCTCTCGAGTATAAATACAGTTGAACAGAAACCTGTCACAATGGTTAATAGTGGTTCGATTCCACTCGTGACAACTATTAAAACTTTTGTCTAATCAATTAAAATATATAACTATGGCTCACATGAATACATATTTACTAAAAATTAGCTTTCGCAAGTTCGGAAAGCACTGGAACTTACTAACTAAAGAACAAAGAAATGAAGTTCTAAATATATACTACGACTTCTACTAATACAAATATAATACGTAAGTAGATGGATAATAATAATAACTAATAAAATCAAATAACTATGTCTAAATTTAAATTCAGAGGATTTATTCCTGCAGTGCAAAACTATGTAAAATCTAAACCAATCTTTGAAGTAATCGCTGAAGTATTTGCTTTCGGTTTCTTAGCTCCTCTAGCTATAACAGGTATTATCTTCATGACTTATCAAGTAATCTTCAATGGTGTAACAATTTAAAAATACAACTAGTCATAACGGTTGCAAGTGACAACGATGGACGAATACCAACTCTATCACTTGTGCAAGTTCGATTCTTGCAATGACTTCTAACTATAAAACTATTAACTATGCAATTTATACTAACTTGTCCTAACGGTAAACAAATAGATATGACTAGTGACGTCTTAAAACAAATGAAAGGCGAGATAACTAGACAAGATGTTGAAGAAAGAATAACCTTTTACAAAGAAACAAATGAGAAAGTTTAACCACAATCAACTATGGTCTTTTGAAGACGAGCATGTCATCGACGGAATGATATACGCTAACGAGATCGACAAGTGGGTCACTGTTGAAGAATATACTGAATATCACTATGGCTCGCACTAGAAAACACTCTCATAATAAGATAATCAAGCTAACTCGTCAACAAATAATGATGATTGAAGATGAGTGGTATGATCGCTACAACAGAGTTTATTACAAACAAAATACGAACACTGTTGGATAATAATAATGTAACTAAAATAAAATAATTATGGCAAGTATATGTAGCTGCGGTAACGCTATCCACCCTGTACGAATCAAGTTAAACTATCGTACTTGTGTCAGCTGTTCAACTACTGAAGCTTATGGTTGCGCTCCGATTACTAATCATAAAACGGGCAACTCTATCCAAATTATGTCTAAATCGCAAGCTGAAGCAATCAGAAAGTCATCAAGGCGTCGCGGCTACGGAACTTGTCTAAGATAAATTAATAACTATGCTTACAAATGAAAATATCAAAGACGTACTAAACTACCGAGGTGTAGAGTATACGTACTCAGAATGGACTACCTGGAATGGTAAACCTGCAAGTGGTTATACTTGTAAAGATGAAAAACTACTTGAAGGCGTTAACTTAGCTAGCTTCTCAACTACAACTAAAGAAGATATGCTAGAAAGAATCGATGATAGAATAGATAATAAAGATCACTATATCGAAATGCAGAAACTAAGTGATGCCGCTTGTGCAAAATTTTATGACCAACCCGCCGCAACTCCACCTTATAACTGGAAAGGCGACTAAATTAAATACTATGAAAAACACTTACACTTGGCAACAAGAACGCCAAATGCTATGCGACTCGTTCGCAAGAAGAATGCTCATTGAGCATGGAATTAAAGAAGTTACTACACAAAGACAAGCTAGAAATGGTACAAGAATATTCTTATGTCCAACAGGTGAGCTTATGGGTTCTTACTCTAGCGGTTACGTTAGAAGATGTGATAGTAGTGACAGAATTTATCAACTAAATCCTAAGTATCAAAGAGAAGACAGATGGATGTGGCTTGGTGAAGATGGTAAAACTTACGTAAGAAAAGGTACTGCATGGGCAAGAGCTCTAATATACAATGAAATGACTAGATTAGCTTTTATTGTTGAGTACTACTTAAAAAATTACAAACAAAATACGTAAGCTCTTGGATAATATAATCAAATAACATTAAATAATTTACTATGCAATCAATTAAATTCTACAAAAAGTATGACACTCATTTAGCTAAGCTTAACGGCGTTGAGTATAAAGGCTATACAATCGGCGATCTACCGCCGTCATTCGGAGTTAAATATAAAGATGACGAAGGTAAACTCGGCAAATACGAGTGGTTTAACTACAAAGGTCTAACTTATATTGAAAAATCAGAGTTACCATGGTAGTTAATAACATGAGAGATCTGCTCAACTATGTTGAAGAGCAAAAGAAATTACGTGCAGCGGAGCATAGACGCAAGCACGTCCATGACGGTAGATGTAGTGGACTTACCGATAAAGAGTATATGAGGTACAAAGTTGACGGCAAGAAGACGTACAGCAAAGCTCGTAAGTTCACTCACAACCGTATGTGGCAAGAAACAGGTAAACAATATACAGTAAATCAACTAAAACAAATAGCAAAATCATGAGTGATACTATAACAGCATGGCACGAAATGGAAGAAGAAAGAAAGCTCAGAGAAAATGCAGAGCAATATAATAAAGAAATTATGTTTGCAGATGAAAGAGCTAAATACATATTCTTGCTAGATTTTACAGACGGTAAAGTATATAGATATGACATTAGCGTATTATGTACTGATGAAAATAAATGGAATCCTGACACAGAATCTTGTGAATCGTTTTTATACGGTGCAGGTCACAAGGTAAGTGACTGTGAGTGGATGGTAACAAGTGAAAAAAATATAGAGTATGGCAACTAAAACAATTAAACTAAGCGAAAACGATTGTACTTTTGTACACTATGTACTACGCATGTACGCTCAGCAAACACCTGGGCTCGACAGCGAAGATAAAGAAGAAATACGTGAAGTAGCAAATAAATTTAAATAATATGAGTAAAATGAAAGAACTTGACTCAATTGCAGAAGCTGTAGCGAGTCACTTAAGTGAAATAATAGTAGATTCTATTGATTGGGCTGTAGACGGTACAATAGTAGATACACTAGAAGGTGATGAATACAATGAAGCTTGTAATCACATCGTGCAGAGCGCACTAATGAAATTGTTACATACATAATACGAACACTATTGGATAATATAATTAAATAAAATAATATGACTAAAATTAAAACCATTTATGACGGACTTGTTCCAAAAGTAAAAGAAGCATTGCAAGAAAGTGCTAGAAAATACGACACAGCTAAAAGATTAAAGTACACTCTTATGTCTAAAACATTGTGGTCTGACCTTACTATCAGCGAAGTTAGCGACATAATTACATACTCTAACCTAAATAATTCAGAACTAAGCTCTTACAGCTTTATATTCGGTAACCAAATAATTGAAAGATCATGAGTAAAGAGTTAACATTTGATTTAATACACGAAAGACTATCAGAGCATGGTGTTGTAGAAATGTCTGAGCTAGATACTGAAGATCAGTACAGAGCTATTCAAGAACACTTTGAATTTGATATTGATACAAGCTGGAGTGGTAGTTATGATATAATGTTTTACCCTGAAACAACTTCTGATGGTTATGAAATATGGGTTGCTACTAATGATGATAAAAACCCTTATATCGGTGACGATGTATACTACTATGATAATGATTGGTTGGAAAAAATGCCTGATGCCATGGTAGATGGTCAGAGAATACATTTCGATCTTGACTTTGATGATTATAATTTTCAAGAAGTTATTGAAGAAGTGTATGAGCTTTATTACAATGATAAAAAAGAAGAAGTTGAAAACGAATTAATCGAAGAAGGTTATGAGTGGAAAGAAAAGTGATACAGGACAAAAGCCATTACCAAAGTGGTATGATGGCATGAAGTACACCGAGTGGGAAACTGTAGAAAATAGATTTACAGGCGATAAGGCCCTACTGTCACCCAACGAGGTAGCAATGTACGATTTAATTATCGGCGCAGAAAGATTTCAACAATGGGATCTAATGCAGAAAGGTTTAGACTGGTTTAGATCAGCTAACCCCAAAGCGTATATGACACTATTAGACTAGTGCTATACACATTGCACCCGTAGCTCAGCTGGATAGAG